ACCCACCCTTATTCAAGTCACCATTTGCATCCTTGCCATAGGTCTGTTCTGCCAACTCTGCCGGACTAACCTTAGCCAAAGTAGTACTAGCACTTTTAGTGAATGCTTTAACAGACTCTCTTATGGCGAAAGGTAAAAAATCTAAAGGTACTGAGTTAGAAACCGTAGTTCTTGAGACACTGACAATTTTTGTCAAATCCTGAACCACACGGCGACTACCTAAGAATACAAACTTACCACTTACGTTAGAAAACGTATGGCCATTAGGTTCATTGTTTTTAGCTACATAATCGGCATACTTTGCTTCATGCATAGGCTTACGCAAAGGCACAACCTTAATCTGATCGTTAGCAACATTTTGGTACACAGCTTCATATAAATCGGTTTTACCTTTGGCAAAAGACTTTTCACTTAGAGTATCTTCAATAAGTTTCTTAGATGTTAGACTAGCATCCCCGAACTCTTCAAAGATTTCAGTTAGGGCTTCTTCACGGTCTTTACTACTTAGGCCAAGTTCAGAAATGTCACTCCAAGACTTAAGCACCTGCTTACCAGCAAAGTCTTTAAACTCTTCACCACTAATATAAGTTTCAACAGCTTTTTCAAATACAACATCGTCGTAATTAAGAGGAGTAGCATTAGGATCGCTAAGTACTGCTATACCTGCTTTGGCAACAGAATCTACTGCTTCACGCTTTAAGTACCTATCAAGTTTAGCTTCAGTATCAAAGGTTCCATCAAGCAATGCTGCACGCAGTTCATTGTACTCATTAACCTGAGCATCACTAACTTCAGTAGTGGACTCTTCACCTGTTACTAGATCAAGACCTGAATCGATAGCTCTGAAAAGGCTAACAGCTCTTATTTTATTATTGGCAGTATCCTTAGCTGCTTTCTTCTCAGCTTTTTCTTTGTCGGCAACTACCTTAACTGTTTTAACGTTCTCTTCAGTATTTTTAATAAATACAGTCTTATCGCCACTATCTAGTGGGATGTAACCATGGGTTTTTAGGCTGAACTGCTTAGCCAGGGCTGCTTTAGTCGTAGAACTCTTGGCATTAGCTATCGCACTATCAAACACAATAGTTGCACCAGCTTTTATTGCTGCTTTAACAGCTCTATTAGCTTCTTTGCCGAGTACTGGAAGATCAGACTTCTTGTCCTGAGTCTTCTTAGTACCTGTACTGTTGATAAGAACTACATCGTCAGAAGTGTATTCAGTACCGTTTATAACGCCTACATTTGACTTGTAATAGTCTCCATCAGGCTTCCACTTAGCACTTGTTTCTTCGCCCAAGATAACTTTGTTTATTCCATTGTTTGAAGGGATAGCCTTATCAAGTTTACCGGTAACTTTGGCCAAGTACTTAGTATCTTCTTGGCGCATTCCTTTAAACTTTCCTTCTTTTACAGGTACATTAACAGAACCCTTAGATTTAGCTCTAGAGTCAATTTCCTGCAAACCTGAAAGAATGTCAGTAGTATATTTAGCTTTAGCTTCCTGTAATTTTTTGGTAGCTGTTACATCCGGTGTCCATACGCCATCAACTTTTTTGATGTTTATTTTGTAGAGTTGACCATTATCTTTTACGTACTCAGTCTTAACCTGTTTAAGTTTGCCAGTAACTACTGAAGACTTATTAAGTTCAATAGCTTTCTGTTCAGCAGCTGCAATGCCTCTGCCTAACGCTTCTTCTGAGTTAAGTATAGATGTGTACATACTATCAATAGCGTTACGCTCTTTAGTTATTTCAGACTTAATAGGGTTAGAAGATGCAGTTAGTGAGCGAAGTCTATTAAGGCGAGTGTTATATCCTCTACTACCCGAGGTAGCTTCAACTTCGACTGACTCATAGCTTTTAATGATATCTCTAACATGGCTCTTAGATATGCCGTTTGACATACCGAATACTGCAGCCTTAACCTTAAACTCTTTACTTAACTGTTTACCAGAACCTAGTGTAACTCTCATGATTTGTTCAGATACTACTTTACGTTCGTAGTCATCGTACTCAACTTCTTCGAATTTTGAATCCTCACCTGGCTTAGAACCTAAAGTATTATCACTTGCAGACTCTTTAATCGTTTTACGTACAAGTCTTTTACCAAGCTTAAGGTTGGAGTTATTAGTTATGAAAGTCTCGAGACTATTAACAACATCAGCATACACTTTTTCACTAGCATCTTGACCTTTTTCTGATGAAGTAGTTTGAGTATGTTTAGTACGGTTTAGTGTTTCTAAATCTTCAAGGAACAAACCTATATTACTTTCATTAACGCCACTTTCTTTAGTTGCTTTGGCAACAGTAACCAATAACTCTTGGTAATCTTTTTTAGCCTTTACTGTAGCATCTTCGCTTGGTACATCTACTGGTGTATCAACAACGGTTTCTGGTTTGGCTTTTCTTGGTACATTGCTTACCAATGCTTTGGCAACATTAGAAGCAGAAGAAGTAACTCCGCCAAGTAATTCAAATTGTGCTGAACCACCGGCACCTGCAATAGCGGCCATACCAGCTTCATTAATATTAGATTCGTCAGACAAGAACTTTACAAACGTGTCTTGGTCTTTGAATTTTTCAGAACCAAAACGTGAGTTAAATAGTTCCATAGAAGTTTGAACGTATTCTTGTCCTGCTTCCGATGTAGCTCCAAGTCCTGTTTTAACAACACCTTTACCTATAACAGTTGCAAAGTTTACGAATTCTTTCTCTGTCATTGCCTTAACTGCAGGTACAAGAGCCTGTAGAAGCCCAGGAGTCTTCATAACATTAATATCGACAAACTTATCAAGGTTCTGATTAAGCATCTGTACGGCGAATCTACCGGTAAACCATTCAGCCTTATCTTTGCCTTCTAGCTCTACACCATTATTATTACCTACAAATTCTTCATACTGTTTATTCACGTTACCTAGTGAAGAAGCAATAAAGCCTGCCTGAGATGTAAGGTAAGATTTAGCACCATCTACTGACATGAAAGCTTGAGCTTTTTTGATCTTACCTGCAGAACCTGACAACTTACCAGCAGCAACTAATTTATCTACTCTTGAAGCTGTGTTGGCAAACTTACTACCAATACCTACACCTTTAAGGACTACACCAGGAGTTACCCAAGACATTAAGGCACCAAAACTTGTACCTAATAATTCAGGAGTAGAAAAGGCTTCTAACATTCCGTTAGCAACTGCACGAACTCTTGTAGGTACAGGTTCGTCACTATTTGATGCAGTTTCCCAAGACTTGCCTATGTTCTCCATAGAATCTTCAACAGCTCTTGTATTGTAGCCAAAAGTATCTTCTACAGCTTTTGTTGTGTCACCTTCTTTATCAAGGTCGTATAAGCCTGTAAGGTCACCGACAGCATCAAGAGGTTTTATTAATAGCTCATTAACGAATGAAGATGCGAATCCACCTAAAGTATTTAAAGCTCTATTGCCAATAGGTTTTAGGTTAGGGTCATATGCTGTAGGAGCTTTTTTAGCTTCATACTCACTAAAAAGTTTGGCACCAAGCTCAGTATTAGGTGTGCGTTCTCCCATGCCGTAATCGTTTTGTACATCTACTGGTACATCACTTTGGCTTTCTAGGATAGAAGATCCAACACCAGATAACGAACTTAACTTGTCGCTACTAGCTGCTTCAAGTCTGTTGCCTCTATCGGTTTCAGGATTTGTTGAAGCTATATTATCAATACCAACTTCTTGTTCTGGGACTAAGCTGACTTCATCACTTTGTGGAGTTAAGATAGAACGATTTAATTGGTTTCCGTTACTGGTTTCGATAATCATTTAGTGAAGCCTTTAGGTGATATTTACTATTAAATTTATTTTACATCACTTACTGGCAGTATTACAGTAAATAAAAAAGGAGCCGAAGCCCCTTTAAAATTTTTTACAGTACCAAAACTAGTTCTTAAGATTAGATAACCAGTAGTTATCCCACATATCAGTAGTCTCCTTAGCAACCTTGTCATTATTCCAAGCTTTCTTTCTAGCAGCTTCTACTCTAGAAGCAGACTTTGATAAAGTACCAGGTTTAACAACATTTCTTGCAGGGCTTCGAGCAGCAGTTTTTGCTGCTACAACTGCGTTAAGAGCTTCATCAGCCATTTCCTTACTTACACTACTTCTGATTGCTTTACTATTTCTAGTAATGGCTGGAAGCATTGCTTTTGTACCTATATTACCAGCTTTAAACAAGTTTAATGCAGGAGTAGCAGAGTTTGCAGGTAGTCTGTTAACAAAATTCATAACATCTCTACCAGCTCTACCAGCCTGAGAACCTAAGCTATTATAGTTTTCAGTTCTATTACGATTAAATTCCTGTTCTTCTGCTGATGGAACGAAATCACTTCCTTCAGGTACATCTCTGTAGAAGTTATTACTAGCGCTAGGAACTTCAGCACTAGGAGCTTCAGGTAAAGTAGTGGCGGTATCTGGTGAACTTTGAGGTATAACTAATTCAGGTCCAAGATTATAGCCTCTAAGAGAGCTTATAATTTCAGGATTAATTAAGTCTCTTATTCTAGTATTATCAGGATTAAACTTAACACCCTGTCTACGAATAGTAGATAAATCTCGGGCTACTTCTACATTAAGGTTTAATTTAGGAATTCGGCCACCAGATTTTCTACTACCAGACAGCTGCTTGTTCAATGTTTTGGCTAGGTTGATTACATTATCATATGCCGCTGAATCAGAAGATTGACCAACAAAAGAGTCCTCAATAACACCATAGTCAATAGACTGCTTAATAACTGTGGCAGCAACTACTGGGTTGATACCTTGGCTAAGCATGTCTTTGTACGCGTCATTTACCCTTTTATTATCTGATGAGCCTATATCGATAGCTTCAAGAATACCATCACCTTTAGCTATGTCGGCAGTTTTAGTATAAGAGCCTGACTTGCCTGAAGGTTTTCTAGCAGCATTGATAGCAGTCATTGAACGGTTATAGACTGTGTTATTAGCAGTATTAAGGTTCTTAACCCTAGTTGTTTCACCATCTGTAAGGTCTTTAGCTGTAACACCGCCTGTTTGATTTTCAATAGTTTTGTAAATGGTGTCGTATGGAACATTCTCAAGTATGCTTTTAGGTAGCTGAGAAATAAACGATTTAACTTTATCAGCTCTGACTAAATACCTGCCTGAAGATATATCCTTATCAATAGCATCTAACCGGCCACCAAATTTTTCTTGGCTAATTCTGCCTATCAAATCTTGTTTGCCTTTAGCATCAAGAGTTTTAAGTTGGTCACGAGTACCTTTTAAACCCTCCTCGTATTTTTCAACAGCAGCCAGTTTAGCTGTATGTGTTAAATTAGCTGTAGTACCTAGATACTTCTCATATTTAGCAGAAGCAGCTCTTAGAGATTCGTCAGAACCATCACCAGAGGCAAAATTAACAAAATCAGACTGAACACCAGATATTAAATCCCTACCACGAGTTATATCTTTAGCTACATTAGGATCTAAAGAGTCCAAAGTGTACTTGGCAGTATTGGGATTGTAAGCAGCAGCAGCTTTGTTAAACGCACCCTCAGCAAGACGTTGTTGTTCTTTAACATCAAAAGTTTTTTGTTGTCTGCCTTCCTGAGCATTTCTAAATACTAAATTTTCTTTACGTGTTTGAGCAGCAACATTATCTTGTTTGATAAAACGAGCTTGTCTAGAAGCTTCTTTACCAGCACTGATACGTCGTTGTTCATCAATGTTAAGTTGGCTCTGTTCTTCAGCAGCTTGCTTACCATACATATTAGATAACTGGTTAAGAGATCTACTTATGCCATCAGTAGGATTTATTAGTGAACCTACGTTGACCTGTCCACTTTTATATCCAGCCATTATGCACCTCCAGTTCTGTAGTTAGCCAAGTTGCTTCTTACTGTGGCTCTTTGGGCATTATCTAATTTGGCTTGGTTAAGATTTTCTTTTAAACCTGAACGTTGTAGCTTGGCAAGTTTTAGTTGACCGGGCAATGAAGCTAGTTGTGCAAATGATGATGCTAATCCAGCATAACCTTGCATATCTGATGCCCCAGGCATACTGAAACCACCTTCAGCTGGTGCAGGTTGGTTAAGTGTCTGAAAACTGCTGGCAGGTGCTGTTTTTGCAACACCATCAAAAAGACCTAAGCTATTTGTATCCTTCACAGAAAGCGGGTTACTGTAGTTAATAAGTTCTGGGCTTTTGTACGCAGAAGCTAAACCTGCATTACCATAGCTGAAATCCTTACTTGTATCTGCGAATGCTGATTGACCATATTTCATAGTTTTTATCCTATTAGTGACTAAAGTTCTGTAAATTGTATATGTATCATACTACACCAATAAAATCCCTTCAAACATAGGTTCTTTATAATCAGCAGGACGTAAAGCTTTTTTAGTAGTTTTCTGAACATTACCCATGGATAGTGTACCTCCACCCCTTTCATAAGGTAAATCAAATGTTGAAGCATATATAGACCAATCAGCTGTAGCAGGCTTGGAATATATATTCATGTATCCTTTCATGATGTCGGTTTCCTTTGCAGATTCTTCAGCCAACGAAGCATACTCTGCTTTTAAATCTACATTCCTACTACTTATACTTTCTATCTTACCTAACTGTACTGATGAATATGTGCTGGCAAATTTGTTTATTACATCTAAACTACCGGAGTCTATCGTGCCATCCATAGCATCGGCTAATAGTGAACCTAAGTCGCCAAACTCGCCTAGTATTGTTTCATAGATAAGATTGTTAAGTTCATCTGTAGCGTACTGTTTTATCGCTTCAGCAGCACCACTTTGTACAAATGCACCAACTACCATAATTATACTTGCAACAGCCACTAAAGGTTCAAGTGTTTTACTGATCTCTGAAAAAGCTAAAGACCAATCACTCATACCTAAAGCACCAAACACTGCACTAACTATCGATATAACAAGACCACCGACGATAACTGCAAAAGATGCAGCCATTACTTGTGCAGTCCAAGGAGATGCAGCACCTACACTTACAAAGGTAATTACTACCGCAATAATAAATACTACCACTGCAACAAGCTTCTTCCAAAAAGATGCCTTTTTCTTTTTATACCCAGTATCAAGCAGACTAAATAAATACTTATTAAGTTTAGTATGGGTAGTACCATAAGCTTTGGGGTTATTTATAACTCCAGCCTTAAAGTACCAAAGGTCACCCTCTTGCACCCAAAAACTATCAAATAGCCCAACACCTACTTTACTATCTTCCCAAGTTAGGTACGACCGAGAAACCGTAGTTTCATCAATATCATCTACAGTCTCATAGAATGTAACCTTCTTTGCAGCTATTTGGGTAATAAGGCCATTATCCTGATGGATACCTGTACCAGATAAACCTCTCATAGCTTCCCTCAAACCACTAATTTTAAGGGAATCATATGTAGCTAGTGAGTCATCAGCAATACTTACAACTATTGGGTCTGTTGAGGTAAATTCATGGTATGGAATTTCTATTGTTACAACAGCTGTATTGTACATAGGTTGAACTGCAACACCTCCAAGACCGAACTCAACCTTTTTTATAGTGCAAGGCATGCCATTAGCTCTTAATGCATTTCTTGATAGTACAGCTAGCCATGGATCATCAGGTGATAAATCGTCAAGGTCAGGTACTAATATATCAGCATCAGGATCTACAGAGCCTTTATTTATTACACCTACACCTTCCTGAACTATCCTATTTGTAGTCCATAAGCTGTCGTAGTTATCTAGTATGCTTTGAGTTATAACTTCCTCAGAAGCATTCCAATCTATGTGTGGTATACCAGACTGTCTATCAAATCTTTCACCAATAACTATTGTTGTTGTAAGAGTAAGGTCAGATGGCATTACTCCGTCAGTATTATCCCACCACATTCTATTTAGGTTATCCCTAAAATATGATATATCGATATCCTGGTCTTCTGGACCATTACTCTTGTTTAAGGTAAACCACGCACTCTTTACACCTTCACCACTATAATCTTCTATATCATCGTAAACCTTTAGAAACTTGAATAGCTTTTCATAGTTATCAGGTCTAGCAGCAGCCTTGTGGTAATGTCTTCTGGCGTTTAGTACCTCTTCGCCACCGACAGTAACAGTACCCCAAAGTTTTTTAAGCTTTCTATTAGCGCCTGCTTTAGCAATAAAAGAGTTTACTATAGCTACATTCAAATTAGGTTGGGGTACTTTCACTTTTTTCTCCTATTAAGCCGGTATAGCTTCATCAGCAGCCGAGCTAGCAACACTTAAGTTTTCTGCACACTTAACTACTGCGTCAAACAGTTTAAGCTCATTCGAACCTGGATTGAACGAGAAGTCTCCAGAAGCTATTGCAGTACCTAACATAGATGCTGAGCCAGTTAGAGAGTTAGCCCAAGCATTATATGTGTAGCCTTTACCTTGCTCGATAGCTATCTGTTGCTGGGTATCACTAAGTGTTACATTACTAGGGTCAACACGGGTAATAGAACTAAACCCATCACCACTAGGATCATAAGAATAAGTAAAGGTACCAAAATTGGTATAGGTATCTGCGACTACTTTATGAATAGCTGCTGCAGACTCAAGTACTTTAGAATCTAATAACTCTTTCTCAACAACAGCATTGGTTGTCTGCTGAGTAACAAGTAACATATCATTCCATACTTTACCTGTTTCAGTAAGACTAATTACAGCACCACTAGCTACGTCAAAAGTTGCAACACCGTGCATACGTCTTGACTCAATTAATGCGATTCTAGTTTGATCTTCTACCTGCTTAACTTGAGCTGTTTTCAATAGTAGCTCTTGGTTCTGTATAAGTAATTGTTGGTCTAGTTCCAATTTCTTTAAGGCTAATTCTTTTTCATACTTAGCCCACTCTAAGGCAGTAGCCATACTAGAACTAGTTATGCCATTCACCATACTACCTACAACATTACTTATTGCAGATGCTTTATCTGTACTGTTTATATCGCCTTCTTCGAATAACTGAACCAAAGTTTCTTTGGCACGAATATAAACAGACTCACCATCAAGTGATTCTTTAACTAGTGATTCATATTTTGCTACCACATCTAATGGTATGCTTACTGCGCTTGTATCTGACATTAAATTATTCCTATTAGTTAATAACTGTTACGTTATTGTTTCACCGTCTTTAAACACTTGTATAAGTACTTTCTGTGCAGCGTGTATGAATGAGTATCCCAAATTCTTTTCAATAGTTACAGAGTAACTTCCTGATACACCACTAGCTATAGCAACTACTAATGGCCTGGACTGAGCAATTACATTACCATCAGGATATGCTGCAATAGCTTTCATACTAAATGTATCCACTTCTGTAGAGTCTTGAAAAAGCCTGAACGTTCCACCAACCTTACCAATACTCGTTAACGTTACAGGCTCAAGCTCAGTTACTAAACCACTAACAACAATAGTTCTGTTGAATGGCATTGAACTGACAGAGAAGTTTAGTACTGTCCTACCATCACCGTCAAATGAGCTAGTTTGTGCTGCTGTAACCTTAGCTTTTAAATCAGTAACATCACCTACTATTTTTTCTGCTTGGACAGTTCCTTTGAACCCTGCACCTGTACTATCTGAATAGAAGTATGGTGTACGAATAGCATCACTTGAATCAAGTATTACACCACTAGCAGCATACTTACCAGACAAGGTTGTATTGGCTCCTGAGTACATGTACCTACTGGTAATAGACCATCCACCTATTGAACCTGCTTCTGCTTTAACCTTACCAGTTTTATCTACGCTAAAATCAGCATCAGCTCCAGCGACAGCACCTACCCATATTCTGTAAAGAGCATCAGCACCTGACATAACAGATATATTAGTACCTGAACCTGCTTTAAGTGCTGTAGATGCACTTATAACATTACCATTTAATGACCCGACAGTTATTTCAGGTGTCTCTATAACTAGACCGTTAGCATCAATAGCAAACTTAGCCTCAACACCAGGAAATGCTGGACTTGTTAGTACAAAAGTTTCTGCGTTAACTCTGAATTTACTGTTGAACCTAGTTGCTTCAGTAAGACCATCTTTACCTACCTGAGAAACACCTGTAATATCCAAACCAAAACCAGCATCATAAATAAGACCATCCATTATAATAGTGCTGTCAAAAGCAAATTTATTTTCTACTGACACAGAAGAAGCGTCTGCGTAAGACTTGCTTGAGATTTCTAAGGCGTTAAGAGAAGTAGCTACATGACCTGTAGGACCAGTTACTTCATTTTCTAAGTCTACGAACCACTGACTTTCAGATATCACACCTGGATTATCATCATCAGGAGCAAGTCCTACGAAAGTTTGTAGACCGGTTACCGCATCAGCGGTAGCTGCTAGGGCAGAGCCTTGAGAATTAAACACTACTGTTAACGCAGTTATGCTATCAGCGTTAGCACTATCACCATTGGCAAAAGCTGTATTTACTTGTGTAATACGAGCATTTATATCATCACTAAATTCTGCTCTGAGGTCTGATGCTTGTACAGCTAAAGCAGATTCTGTATCAGCCTTAACAATGTCTAAGTTAACTATGGTAGCGAACTTACCATCAATAGTTGCATTAAGCGTATCTAGGTGTGTTCCTATGATACTGTCAACATCACCAGAGAAGTTTATTTGCTCTACATAAGTATTAGCAGCAACGTCAATAGAGTCTATTGCATTTCTAACATCTTGAACAAGTTGGTCATAGTCTGACAAACCAGCAGATACACTAGTATCTACAACATTATTAATTAAGTCGGTTAGCCATGAGGGTGCAGCATCGGTATTGATACCTGCGTAAAAAGCGTCACCTACAATGGAGTACTCTTTTTTTACAGCAAGTATATCTTTATTGGAGAGCTGTGTTACAGAATTTGAGCTTGAATTAGCTACTATTTCAGTAGCTTCTTTGGTTAACAATTCTGTTGTATCAAGTGTAACAGTAGTTGTTGGTGTGACATCTGTAGACATATTTATTAACCTGGATTATTTAGTGGTACATAACTAGTCTACGTATACTTCCTGTACCTTAGCTATAAAATTACCATTATTTACTGTTTCACATTCTATAAGAAGTTTATATGTAGGACGAATGTAGTATTTATCAACTTTATCACCAATATCAGTAATAAGATTTTCTGTGTCTGCTTTTGGTATTACTAAGTTAACTCTTCCTGCAGAACCATCACCGTCAACTGTAAGAGCTTTTAACGTCACTTGTGGATAGTTATCACCAATAGGTCCCAAAGTAGATAAAGTAGCAAAGAATGTATCACCACCTACTATAACGAGAGGTAACGTAGAGTTGTCCTGCTTTATGGTAAATGTGAAAGTATTGTCAGAGCCTTTAGTTATAGAAAACTTTGTAGCACTACAGCTCATAATTAATCCTTAAAAATATGGAGGACTACATAGCCCTCCACTTATTGCATATTTTTATTACGCGTCTTCAGTACTGATTGAGTAACGATTACGTTGCTTAGCAGCAGACAAACCAGTCTTCATATCTTTTGTATGTAAGGTGATCATAACTTCTTTAAGTGTATCAATGTGGCCCTGAGCAACTTGAATGTTTTCATTTAAAGGAAGAATACGTGTACCTAAATCAAAATACTCATTTGAACAGTTAACTGTACAAGTAGTAGTTAGGTTATTTTGTCTTTGGTCATTATCAACTATTTTAATGATACGCATTTTTTTAGCTGCTAATGTTCGCAAACGAATTTTTTCAGTTTTAGAATTTTTGGTGTTTTTACTATCATAAGCACCACCTGATACACTTGATACACTTGATGTAGCTTCTTTAGCTGCAACCAGCGAGTCAATTGACGGGCCTGATGTTTCTTGTGCTTTATAGTGTTGCTCAACTTTTTCTTTTAATTTAACTTCACTGATATTTGCGTTGTGCTTAATGCCTAATGATGCCGCTTCTGCTTTAAGTTCGTCTAACATGTCTAATTCCTAAGAGGTTGTTTAGAGTTTCATATGGGTGTTCACAGAGTATAGTTAACTACTAATTGACTGTAAACAGATATTAAATAAAACCTCCTACCAACGAATTGATAAGAGGCTAATCAAACTGCAAATATTATGCAGAGGCAGAAACTAATATCTTCAATAATTTCTCTTCTTGCAAGATGATACCTGCGTAGAAGAAGTTATAAGAGAAGAAACCAGTAGTACCATAAGGGTTACTATTTTCAACTTTAGATGGAGACTTAGAGTTGAATTTGATCTTACCTTGACCTTTAAGACCTACTGTAGCGAAAGAGCCTTCAGTTGGGAAAAGGATAGGGAAAGCATCGAAGTTACCACGGTCAGATTCAGTAGCTGAAGCTAAATCAACAGCACCAGTAATTGAAACAGTACCAGCATAGTTCTGTGGAGGAACAGCACCTTCACCAGCATAAACTACTGCAGATTCAGATTCGATGAAACGAACTTCATGCATTGCACCAACTTCACCATCAGCTAATGAAGCAGCAGAAGCGTACTTATGAGATGCAACGTATGCATACTCTTCAGTTGAACCACCACCACGAGTGATTGTTTCTAAATCACCTTTAACGTTAGCACCGATAATAGCGTAGTACGCTTTAGCGATAGGTAAAGTACCTACTTTAACGTCACCTGTTACAACAGTTGTGTTTTTCTTAGCACGGTTACGAACCAGTTTACGAACACCCTTACGGATAAGGTCATAAGTAATCTGTGAATCTTCATCAACAGTTGCTAAAGAAGTAGAACTACCACCGTAGATTACTGTACCAGTTGACAACATGTCACGTTGAAGTAAATCTTCCTGGCGAGAGTTTGCTAATTCACCAAGTTCTTCACGGTAACGAACTTGAATAGCATCTTCAGAGAAGATTTCAACTTCATCAGTGTAATCGATCATTTCACCATAACGTGCTACAGCTGTTTCCATTGTAACTTTGGTAAGTTTAACTTTGTTTACTGCACCTGCGCCTTCAGCTAAACCAGCGTTAGTTTCTAAATCGGTAGTGATCTCAGTAATAGCACGAGCACTTAAGAAGCCTTTAGAAGCAAATTCTGCATGATCCAGAGCACGATCGTACATGTGTAAAAATTTAGAGATTTTAAAAGTTTTACCCATTTTCTTTGGCATACTTTTCTTATCTGCGAATTGGCCATACAAGTTAACACGGTTAGCAGCTTTAACGCCTGCACGGTCGTAGTAGTGTACAATTGTATTCTCACCAGAAGTTGAGTTTACGCCGTTACCATAAATATGTTGAGTCATGTGATGTTTTCCTGTTTATTTAATTGATTTTACTGTGTGACATTATGCCACACAAGCTTTACTAAGAGTCCATAGTTTTCTTGTACCAAGAATCAAAATCTTCGCTAGATTCGTCCAAATAGTCAGTTACTTTATCAGCCTTGTTACTTTTGGCTGGAGCTGCTGCTTTACGTTTTACAGAGGCAGTTTTTGTTTTAGCCCGTTTACTAGACTGAGACTTAGCTTCTGCAATTCTATCTACTTTGACTTCAGCAACAGGTTCCTGTTTTTTAACGACAGTCTTTTGTTGTTGAGCTGATTTCTGATCATTAGTTTTCTGGTAGTACTGTTGAGCAGCTTCTTTATAGTAATCTAAATCAGACTTAGACTCTCCACCAAAGACTTTCAGCTTTTCAGCAATAGGTTGTAATGTTTCGTACATCCCACTTTTAACGTCTGTGTGAAGTAGTTTTATCATCTCAGGGTTTTCAGAAACGGTTGCCCATGACTTATCATCCCACTGATCAGATAGAATACTATGAGTAGTAGCGTATTCTGTGTCACCTTGAATATCTTTAAGGACATCAGATACAGCTAAAGCAGCTTCATCTCTGCCATAATCCTTAGCTTCATAGGCACTAGCATCTTCAGCATTCAGTTCGAGAGTGTCAACACCTGTTCGACTTAGTACTTCGTTAATAGCTTCTTTGTTGCCCTTCAACACATCGATCATAAGACTTACATCTTCATGACCAAGTTCAGCTCCCTGTAGAGCATCGATAGTTTTACGCCAAGGTTTGATGCTCTGCATCTTTTTGGTGTAATCCATAGCTTTGCCAAACATTTTCGGAAACTGGCTAACAATTTCTTCACTGGTAAATTCATAATCTTTACCGTTTGCTTTGAAGGAATGTGATTGTGCCGGTTGCTTCTCATCTTTATCTTCGTCAGTGTCATCTAGACTTTCTTTGCCATCTGTATCAGTATCCCCGTCAGGATTAACTTCAGCAGTTTCTTCAGTGTTGTCTTTATCTACTTCTTCAGAACCAGGTTCGTCGCTAGTATCATGGTCAGAATCCTCAACATCAGGGTCTTCATCACCACTTTCTTTATCTTCTAAATCTTCTTCAGTATCATCAACATCGATTTCTTCATCAGCGTCTTCAACGTCATCTGATACTTCATCAGCAGATTCTTCATCTACTGGCAATTCTTCGGTACTTGTGTCTTCAGCTGTAGCAGTTTTAAAAGCTGCTTCCAGATCTTCATCAGACATGTCCCATAAGTCATCTTCTTGATTAGCCATGATTATTCACCTTGACCTGGAAGTTCAAGAGATTCGTCATCTACATCTTCTTCATCTGGTACAACAGTTCCAAGGTTTTTGATCATCATAAAATGTTCTTGTAAATGAGAAACAGCAGTTAACTGTTCAATAATGATGCCTCGTTTACCTTCACGTATAATGCTGTCGTTAGCAAGCATACTAGTTTGGTTTATTACAAAATTCTTAAAGTACCCATCTGTTACCAGTCTTTGGAAACGTGGGTCTTTTTCTAATTCCGATAAATCTTTATTTAGACCTACCCAGTAATCATTTTCTACTTCTAGTATCTGTTCTTGCTCAAGGTTATTCATTATTTGAATCCTATGGTTTAGTTTTTCTTGGTAGTGTGCATTATGCACTTGTTACCTTACAGACCGCATTATATACATGTTTAAATGCGCTTAACAACTTTTTTCTTCTTTTTAACACCTCTATAGAGGTCAGACTTACGTTTTTTAGTGTTTATGGTGCCTGCATAGTGATGTTTGGTGTTTTGCCCACCACCGTCACCGTAGGTCATTTGGTGGGCTAATCCTTCATCCATTACTTAAGCATCGCTATCTGTTTTGCCAAACCATCAGGCATATCAGTTATACGTTTAGACTTTAGCCGTTTACTGGCAGCTACTCGTTTTTTAGTAGCGTCCATACGTTCTTGTGCTCTTTTAGACTTATCTACTGAAGGTAAATAGCTATTACGGATACTTTTATTTTCACTGTCTGGGCCTGGGCCTAGTCGAGTGTTTGCCATCTGTTTATCATTCATAATTAACCTCCAACAACTTGTTGAGCTAAACCACCACCCATCTGTGGAGCAGCGGCTTGCTGATCTTCTTGTGCCATTTGCTGCTCAATAATTTGTATGGCTTGCATAATAAGTTCAGGTGGAATACCCATAGATTCTAATTTCTCTGGAGGAGTACCTTCCATAAGTAACTGGATAACTTCATCTACTGAAGGTAATTGACCGCCATCTTGTTGTGGTGCCTGTTGTGCCATACTTGCTGCTAGACCTTGTTCCATAATAATTACACCTACTGTTGACTACGTAAAAGTTGTTCTAGTTCAGCTAGACCTGCTTGTTCTGAATCATACTGCATTTGATCTTGTTCTTGTCCTTGAAGAAAAGCACTTTGTGGTTCATTACCGGTAACTTGAGGTTCCTCAACAGCCTCTGTACCACTTCCAAACATGTTAGATATAGAGTCCAATAAGCTAGGCTCTTGTGGTTCTTGGTAGTTAAGTCCACTGTTAATACTTTCCTGCATCTGAATGTCTTGTGGTGATCCTTCAACTACTGGTGACCACTGGTTACTGTTAGCCATTCTCTGCTCAAAGTCACTAAAACCTTCTCTGAAGCCTTCTTCTCTGGCACTGTTAACAAGCTGACTATCACGGTCCTGAGACTTTATAGCTTGAAGCTCTGCAGCATCTTGCTCGTTACGCTTGTTAATGTTGGAGGTACGGACTGTACCCCCATTTCTGTATAAATCGCTTTCACTCATTATTGTACTACTCCAATATTTTTATCACCAGTTAAAGACTGTGCGTGCATCTGTTCAAGATTGTACAAATGTTTTTGTGCTTCCTGTGCAGCATTTTGTGCAGCTGCTATATCAGAGAGTTCAATTTTCTCTAAGTGAGCATACCCAGAATCTTCTTTAATAAACTTAAGATCATTCATGTCAGAATCGCCATTAAGTTTACGAGCTTTAGCTTTCTCAACTTCTGCCTTGTACTCTTTAAGCTTAGCATCAATTATGTTTTCACCAGCACGAGCATTCTTATCTTTTATTTGAGATTTCAAATGTTCATTCTCAAGTAATAGATTTTCCATCTGGAGTCTTTTCATTTCTTCTTCAGCAGGATCAACTTGTGGTTGGTAGTCTCTCATACGTTTAGCTTGATCTGGCATACGCATAAGTTCCATGATATCAGCCATTATTCCTCGGCGAATTTCAGGATCTTCATTAGGGCCGATTGTCTGAAGTAAGAATGAAAGCTCCTGAGACTTAGCTGCATTGTCTTCCGCAGTAGATATGGTTATATCAATATCAATACGTCCATCAAGATCATCACGCCTTACAGGTACAAACTCTTCATTAGTTACACGTACAACTTCTTCATCTTCTAAGTACTCAGAGTTGTAGGACATCCACTTACGCATAAGAGGTTTAATAAGGTTTTCTGCAATGTTACGTACAATGTTCATCCTACGGGTAGAAGTAGCATCTAACGCGCCTCTAGCGCCTGTAGCTGTACCACCTAGACTACCTGCATTAATACCACCACTGAAAGACTTAGTTCCAGTAGTAGATTCAATTTCATTGTTCATTACTGCAATCATATCGAAAGCAGAACTTGGTATCTGATTGTAACTACCTTGCCAAAAATCTTGAGTACTTCCGTTAAACTCAAAGTTTTTACCTGATAAGAATCTCTTACGGTTAACAGGGTCTAAAGCATTTTTACGAGTAGCTACTTGACCGTTATTGGACTTCGCCATATTGTCAATAATACCGCGAACAACGGCGGTCTTAACTTTTTGGTTATCGCTGATAAGTTCTGCATTAGATTCTCCGTGTATTTTGAAAGGTACACTATTAAAAGGTACAACGATAAATGGTGGTTTCTTATCAGGATAAGGATTAGCACCTAAACGTATAATAATATCGTTAACCCAGGCACAAACTACTGGCTCAGCAATACCATCTTCATCGATATCATAATTACCCCAGTATTCGTAAACTACAATTTTTTTACGTGGTTCATCAGAGAATCTAAAGTTGGTATCATCTTCAGCTTCATAGTCATAATCTTCTCTACCTATCATGGCTACTTTGTCTAAATTTTTGTAACGGCCATCTTTACGTAATGATGATAAACTTGATTCATATCTATGTATTACGAAATCTGCATCGTCAAGGTTGTCCTGACAAGTAGGGTCTATGTAGATGTCTTCATTACGACAAACTCTAGCTGTTGGTTGGTTTTTTGTAACAACAACCTCAGTAACTTCTTCTTGAACTAAATAAGGGTTACCGTATTCATCACCAAGCTCATTACCTTCTTCATCTGTAGCAACTACATCTGCCATAGATTTAACTTCTTTGTCTTCAGTATCCCAACCACACTGAACAACTACTGTACCTTCCCTATCTAAAACTTTTACTGCTTTGGATATGAAATTGTACCTGTCGAACTTACGACAAAATTGTGCGTTAAGAAGTATCTCATTCTGTCTTGCTGAAGCTTCATCTTCGTAGGTTATAGGGATAGCTTTGATAATATCAGCTGTACTAACAAAAGGGTCTACGATCGTAGCGTGCTGCCACTCAGACTGCTTCTTAATATCTCGAGATACGATTGCGGATTTACCTTTGGTTTCGTTACCATAAGGTTCACCGTTGTACTCAGCTTTCCACTTAGATATTTTACTATCTTGTGTTTGCTTTAGTATCTCTGCTGACTTTAAATCTGCTTTAAAAGCATTAAGTATCGCAGTTTTATTTATTTTCATATGACCTTTGCCGTTAGCTGGAAGTATGCTTATTGGCTGATTGTAACAACCACATGATATTGTGTCAATTTGGTTAGATATACAAACAATAAAAAAGCCCATTAAGAGAGCTTTTGTGTGTAGAGGGTTAGTTTACTTGTAGCAGTGTTTTACATTAGGGATTATTACTTGGTACTTCTGACCGTCTAATGTAAGGCTGTACAGCTTCTTCCTTTACTACTACAGGGTTTGTAGGGATAGGATTAGTATACCAATCAGAAAATCTGGTACGATTATCTACTAGGTACTTGTGGTAATCCTCCTTCTTACCTCTTGAGATATCAGGAGGAGTGATTAACTCTTTTATCTCCATAATTACCGAATGTTCTTCCTTTGTAAAAGATGACACTGCTACAGGTTTTTCTTTGCCTCTCGTCATCTGAAAGTACTCATCATACAGGTGAAACTCAACACCGGACAGGTTATCTATGAAGTGCATGTCATCAACTATAGTTATTGATTTGTTATCATCTTCAATGTCTGCCAGTATTGCTTTAAGAACTGCGAGTATATCTATTAGCATTTGAATTCTCCAAAATAAAGGGGGCGAACCCCCAATCTATTACTTAACGTCTTTTACGGATTTGCTTGTAGAGGACGTTACCTTTACTTTGCCGTTATTACCGTTGTTTCCACTATTGCCAGGTCCATCATCAATCGAAACGTCTTGCTTTTGTTTCTGATCCTGTTCTTGGCCCTGACCCTGATGGTCTTTATTATCAATGGTAATATTGATGGTTTGCTTCATATTCATAACGTCTTCCTTAGAGCATCCGTTACTTGGTCAAGCAGCTAATAGTGCATCCAACTTAGCATTTTGAACAGCGTTTGCTACAGCATCTGAAACTCGAACATCAGAAGCTTGGTTAGCTAAAATCTGAGCTTGACCAGCAAGTAAAGTTGCATGGTTTTGCACAGCTAGTAACTTGGCTTCACAACAGCATTCAGCCGCTTCTTTTTGACCTTGAACAACTAAACGTTCAATGTCACGATTGCGGTCAATAGTACGAAATTCTGAATCTGTAATATCTTTATTAAGAGATGTGATTGCAGCAGTAGAACGAAACTCTTGGTCAGATATATTCTCATTTAAACGGTCAAACTTAGAGTTGACACTTGCAGTGTGAAAGTTATCAGACAAGGAATCAAGTTTAGCATCTGATGCTGTACCATTAGCATGTGCATCAGCAGCTAACATCTGAGTACCAACACCAAAACCACCTCGACCACCGTATCCGTAACCACCGATACCACCACCACCACCTAAAAGACTAAGAGTTGCAACTTCACTTGGATTAATTGAGCCGTTATCCATAATAATTCTCACTTAAATATTTATATGTCAGGATTGACAATATTAGTTATAGTATAGGTGGCTAACATTTTAAAGGGGTATACGAAAATGTCACAGGTACATGTTACAGCTAAAGGATTTTGTACATATTGTAATAGCAAGCTAAAAGAATGCTTAGAATGTGGTGAATGGTTTTACCCAAAAAGAGAAGACCATGTAAGGTGCAGTGATAAGTGTAGAACTAGAAAATCTAGGAGATTAAAGAAGGAGAATAAGTAGGGTTATGACAGGTATTTTTTAAGTACCTGTCATATGTCTATACTATGCCACCTCTATTAATCGTTTACGGGAAACGTTAAGAACAGACCCTACAAAACCAGTACTGAAACTAGGAGCGAGCCTAAAGAAAGTATCTGCACTAGCCAGTCTTAATTCACTGAATGTACCATTACTGTTTACCGAAGTACCTGCACCGCCTGAGCTTACCTGTAAAGTACCAGACACATAGTCAGCTACTGTCAACTCTTCTAAATAAGTACCTAAGTCAAAAGATTTATATTGATATAGCAAAGTGTTGGTTACTTCATCACCTGTAGCCATACTATCAGATACATTCCAGTTACCTAATTGAGTCCAATCCAAACTGTTATCAAAACCGCTGCCAATAACCAAGTTCTCACCTAACCAACCACTACTTTTGAGTGTGTACTTATTTTGTTGGTCTATATACAAACCACTCATATTAATAGCGTTACCTGTAACCTCACGGATAGTCATTGAATTAATCCACCCATTAAAAATACCACCACCAGCATCATTAGAACGTAGCTGCAACCCACCAAGAGAGTTAGCAGGAATTACCAGAGCGTATAGCTTATTCGGCGAGTCTGAATAGCTGTTTAGGTAGTGTGTCCATGTTCCACCAACATACAGAGCTAATCTACCCTGATCCAGTGTGGCCCATTCTAAATCAATCTCAACTAGGTATAGGTTACCTTCTAGTAACTCTGGCATTAGTACGGATGAACTCAGTTGACCTCCAGAGACAGCGTTGCGACAGTACGGTCTACCACTATCTAAAGACCAATCATCAGCAGAGTCATAAAGCCATTCTGTTAATAGAGGTGCAATATTCTCACCAAAAGTAGCGCTTTCACTAAACAGTGTATTCTTGGCAGCTTGTATAGTTTGGTAATTAATTACTTCTTTGACTGAAACTATCTCAATATCAAACTGACAATTTGCACCAATTGCTTGAAGACCCCAAGAAGAGTTACTGGCCGTGTAATCCCACAAAACTTCACCATTACCACTTAAAGTACTTGAGTTAGCTGTATTAGTATTAATCCTAAAACTACCAGATATGTGATTAGATAACTTTAGGTGAAAAGTGTAAGTCTTACCAAGCTCAATATTAGTGAATCCAGCTTTAGAGGTAACAGTGTTTGTACCATCAATACTATAATTTTTGGTGTCACTCTCAGACCACCCTGTATTGAAATATGATGCACTGACTGTTGCCAAATCAACACTGTACTTATACAAATGTATAGGAGGTGTTTTATCTAATGCAAGTTTGGTTGACTGAAAGTTATCACCTGAAAATTCTAAATCTGCTATCAAACCATCGAAGTAAAAGCTGCCTCCAGTTCTACAGCCTACGTTAGTGATTATACAATCTCCAGATACATTCAAGGCAGTGGCTAGATAAACATCATTTAGGTATAACTCTACTCCGGTGCCTACTCGTTTTACTACTATACGATTTAGCATACCATCAGTTATTACGATAGGGTTTCCACCCTTAGATATTCCACTATGCCATATAGATATACCGCCGTCTCCAGTTTTGTATATCTCAAAGCCCCCTGCAGTAGTACCTCCGGAAACAAGCATTGCACCAGAAGATACCCCTCCAGAGATCAACATTGATATCTTAAAATCACCAGTAAAAGTAACTGGACTTGCGAGTACACCATGAGTTTTTACCAGTGGGTCAAAAGACAGGAAATAACGAGAGATAGCTCTTGCTATAGGAGACAACGGAAAATGTCCAGATAGTTGTCGGCCTTCCTGACTATCAAATATTAATGACATCTTATACCTTAAAAACCATAAAGGTTTTGTTAATTTATTAAAAAGAAATTCAGCAGGCTAATCAATACCAGCACAGGTAATCTCAACAGAAGTACCAGGGTCTGAATTTTCGATAGTTACGTAAATATCCACACCATTGCCGTGACTAACAGGTATCTGTTCACCAATAATAAGAGCACCATCAACAAATGGTATATGAACACCAGACTTATTTTTGTAGGTGATAGCGGCAGTAGCCTCTACACCGAATGTTCCAGAAGTATAAACAGCACTTCTAGCATCTTTATGCTTTTTGTTTATTTGTGTACTGCCATTTCCAGTAAGTATAAAATTTTCCATGGTTTTTCCTTGAGATGTAGTAATTAAAATGAGTATAGTTTATAAATACGTAATGTTATTAGGTACTAGCTGGTAGACCATAACAAGGTTTGGACTATAACATTGTAAAGACTTATTTGCATTTTTTATGTCTATTAAACTTATAGTCCTTAAACCCGAACTTTTTAGATATTCCTCGCAAGTCTCGCATATCCTTAAGGGTAAAGTCATCACAATGTAGACCTTCTAAGTGAAGCTCGTTGTTTACAATGGTAGCATTAACTATACCAGTGTAAGACTCACCATGTGCGCTGGTTTTACGAAGTCTGACTTGCACAACTTCATAACACCACCCGCCAACTTTACCTTTGTTGGACACCTACAAAAGTTCCACTTCTACTGACTTAAATGCCGGATGTTCTGATTTTAATATCAACCCTTGAGGTCTTGTAAAGAAAACCCACTGACCGACGTATACTTGAGCTAGCTTACCAGTAACAAGGGATAAGAACTGCTCATGCGTTAAACCATTCTCACCTGTTACATCTAATTCAAGTTCATACAACGGCAGTATATCAACCTCGTCAATGCCCGAAGGAACTTCACCAATAACATAAAACTCTCCATGTAGTGCTGCATCGGGATACTTTTCTAGAAACTCTTCTGAGAAATCTTTGTGCTTTGATACGTACATATTATATTACCTCTATTAATCGTTTGACTGACGGCAAAATGGTTGCGCCATTATTTGGTGGTATGGCACCGGTCCTAACCCTTACGTTTGACCCGTCAGCATCAAGTATATTCGAACTGAAACCATTTTCAGTTATTGATAGCGGTATACCGGCATTTCTTATCTGCATTCCCCCGCTTGAAAGACCTGATGCAGTAGCACCCCAAACATAAGTCAACCCTGCTTCTACTATAGGGTAATTAGGCGTTAACTGTGCAAAAGCACTATCTGCACCGTCGGAAGTTACTGCACCAAACGTCCATATCTCAGCATCAGCCAACCAACCATCGCTAGTGAGAGTATATTTATTCTGTTGATCGGGGTACAAACCTTTCATTGTAAGTGCATTACCTTGTATTTCTCTCACTTTATAGTTGCTGAAATAACCATCCCCATCTCCAGAGTTTCTGTACAGGTATATGTTAGAGTTGGCACCCGTTGTAGTATACGTATAGTGTCCAGTTTCAGTGACAGGGAATGAGAGAGAACCCACTTGTGCTTTAAGAGAGCCAGAAACAGCCTCATAATCAAAAGAAACCTCCACTGTAACACCGGTTATACCGTTAGGTTGGCGTACACCACAACTTGATCCGTCAGTTACTATGTGTAACCTACCATCTACAATCTCAACTGTCTGACCACCTTCAGTAACTACCCAATCACTAAACCCATCTGAAAAATCACCGTTAACAACAACATTATCACCAAAAGTATTGCCTTCAGTATAGATGATGTTTTTGTTTGCTTGAACAGTATTGAAATTAGTAACTTCTTTAATGTGTATGTTAGTTAGTGAGATACTATCGTCAGTATTCTGTAGAATTTTCAATGGGGCTAAAGGGTCTAATACCCTGATATATTCCTTATGAGTACCTACGGATTTACCAATCGGTGTAGAAACGTCACCAAATCCTGTTGATGATAGGTATAACGTACCACCTACACTAGTAGAGGTGACTGTATATGTTAATTCAACAACACTTCCTAGACTAACAACAACATCTTGAGCAAAATAACCATTTTCCGAGCCTGCTATAGTAACTTCACCGCCAGAAATTGTAGCGCTGAATAGTACCCAATCAGAGCTATCTGAAAACGCGCTATTAGATATTACATCAACACCATATTCATACAAGTCAGTTGGTGGCGCTTTATCTAGTATTAAATTTGTTAACGGCACACCATCACCAGAGAGTTTAAGGTCAGCTATTTTACCATTAAAATAATTGCCAAAAAAGTTCTTACCTACCAAATTCCATATTACTGCTGAAGGTGTTAATGTTGTGTCAATATCGACCACGCCATCCACCTCCATGATTACAGATTCACCTACTACCTTTAGTTTGAAATGATGAAGTTTACCATCATTAACAACCATACTACCAGAGACACCACCAGGCAAGTTAATAGCCATCACACCAGAAGCACTTGTTCTGATGTTCGGATTTGCATCAGAATCATTACCAATAATTACGCTAGCCACAGAGGTAGACAACGTACTGAATGATCCCTCTATTTCAAAATCGCCAGTAAAAACTATTGGCTTAGATAATACACCATAAGTATTAACTAGTGGATCAAAAGTTATGAAATATCGAGATATCACCTTTACCACTGCAGACCTAATACTGCCTATAAGTGTACGAAGTATTAACCTTCCCTGTATAAGTCCTACTGGCATTAGTTTACACCATAGGCTTTACTATCAGTATTAGCCCCTATTTTTACTAGAACCTTATTCTTAATTAACGTAATCATAAATATTCTCCAAACTTTAAAATTAGTACGTCCAGATATGTAGTAGAGGACGACAATGTTTTCTAACAATCAATTAATAAGCAGACTGATGTACTAGTGCTTTATTTTAGACATTAAGAAATTGAGCTTGTTCTGAGTGTAGGAGTTAACACCTAATCTCTCACGAGTATCCGACAAGGTCATTATCTCTTTGATGTAGTACTCACCTGTAATGAATTCTCTTGAGTTACTTTGAAATTCTGTGAAGGCAGCATTTACATCGCTTACAAGGTTAGCTTTTTCAACTATGGCCTGTAAGCATTTGATATGTTCTTTAACCTCAGTATTGCCAGTACGACACCTAGTCTTATCTCTCTGTACTAGCTCATACAGTACAATAAGAGATAGAAACATTGTAAAAGCTAAAGGTTTTCCGTGGAAAGGTAACTGTACTTTCATCAAATCCTCTATAAACGCGTTAGTACCGCTAAATGTAAATAGTAGAAGTGACATAAGAATTAATGTCACAGGACTGATGTAGTTTTTAAAAAGGTTTAAAATACTGTTCATGGTGTGCCTATTAGTATGAATGTAGAAGATTGCACTACTTCTGGTTATTTTAAATAAGTTTACTAGTTTATTTAAATTTTAGCCAGAAGTATTGCAATGACCACAGCCCATATAGCTACTATAACCCACCTAACTGATCAAGTATTAAGCAATCTCAATATGACCACCATCCCATCCATGAAATGTATCACTTCCAAATGAACCACCCCAAATAATTTCTATACCCATTTCTTCAGCTAGTGTATTAAATACTCCGTACAGAATTCCTAGATGAACTAAATCCCAACTAGTGTGGCCATTTATGTAAGCATAGAAGTCAAAAGCGTTACCACTCTGGTGGTTGCTAAGCTTAATTACACCATCACACTTACTGGCTTTTTTCTAAATAGTTCAGCCTGTTGACCGACTGTTCTTATACCCCCGTGCTCTGGAATACCAAAGTCTATTGGACTAATAAGAATAGCTGCGTTGATAAGGGCAAGTAGTTTAGGATTTATACCTTTGACCCTGCTTACAGACCTCCTACTTAGCTTAAAATTACTCATTTTGTAACTCCTGGTTTATGGTTAAAATAAAGACTTAAATATAGTTACAGACAGCTCCATAGCTTCTGCGTGTAAATAACCTACGCCATCAATCTTAAGTATTTCACCAAAGATTTCTGACATCTCTTCAACAGTAAAATCGATAGGTGTATTTTCTCTGTCATTAAACATATCACAGAACCAATCATGAACCAGTGAAGCTCTTAGGAACTTTGGTTGAAAGTCGCTTCTAAGTATTGGTATAGATGCACCATCATAAATATATCCTCTAGGGATAGTGAACCCTTTCACTTCACCATTCCATTGATACCTGATAGTAAAATCTTCTTGTACCACTAGCTTATTCATTTCTGGTACTGGGCTTACTAAAAGTTTACCGAGAGCCAATATAGTTTTATCTGAACAAATTTTCATTATTATTCCTTAAAGTTAAATGCCATAAGAAGCTATGGCATTGTATTTATTGTTAGTTAATAATACCTAGTTTTCTACAACTCTGACCAGTTACTGTCATCAGTACTCATCTTAACACCTGTGGCGTGGTATCCAGAAGTGGTATCCAATACTATAGGCTGACCTGATCCTGTTTTAGCATTACCAGAAGCACTGAAGTCATAAGTACGTCTATTTACCTTATCATCAAGAACTAATACCCCTTCTAGAACAGTAGGTTCAAAAGCACCAACATCATTATTACCTCCTGATGCTATTTTATCTACGGATAAAGCAGCGGTGATAGTACCCGTACTTAGTACACCATTTAAAGTAAACTCAGTGTAGTCATCAACGTCACGAGTTATAGTGAAACTGCATAGCTGACCTTCAGAGTATACCCCATTCATAGCAAGTCTCTGACCAGATACATAAAGATGAAAACCTGTAGCATCTGTATACAAAGCAGTATTGTAGCCGAGGTAATACCTACTAGCAGCGTGCCATCTTATGTTACCTGATATCTCGAAAGCAGCTCCAGCAGTAAATGTTGGTATCTCTAAGTAACCATCTACAGGAACGTTTAAAACCCACTCAGGAATAGGTGCAGGAGTCCAAACATTTACAGAACCCATATTAATAACAACAGACTGCAATTCGCTATTTTCATCAGAGTACATAATATCTACTACGTAATTACCGTCATACTGAAGTTCATTTACAGAATCTGGAATAACTACGCTATGTAAAACCTTTATATAATTAGGAGGTGTATTGAACACCCAAGTACCTGATGTAGTATCATCTAAAATATTAACAATCGCAGTATCGGTAGCAGGAATTAGCTCTGAATCTATAATTCCGCTATATCTTCTTGAGTTGGCTCCATCATTAGGGTCAATAAAATCTATTAAATGTATCTGCCCAACAAAATCAGTAGTTTCTATCCCGTATGTACCAATCCTACTAATAGCATTAGGTCTAGAGGTCATGTCCAGTACACTAAAAGTATCACCATCATTAAGCTGCCCTGAAACCATCCCACCAGCTGTTCTACTCAAGGTAAATGTAAAATCACTATCTACATCAAAAGCATTAGCTGATACAGCAACATCTTCCCCATATCTAATGCATAACTTATTATCAACATTAATGTAGGTATAATAATCACTGTACTGACCACCTAAAATGTACTCAAGGTCTATACCTGTAGCAACCCCTCGGTAACCACTTACTGTAACAGTCCAGTTATTGTTATCTGAAGGAAACCATGCTGTCAACGTACCATAAGTATCCCCATCAAAATGTTGTGTCCAACTATCGGAACCTATAACTGGAGGCAGCGATGAATCGAGAGTCAATGGTTCAGGAAGTGCAATAAGAGTTGTACCACCGTCAACAGATTTAAATATCTGATCACCTACATAGTACACAGTAGATCCATCACCGGTTGTAGCTGATTTATGAAAACTCTCATCATCTGGTGAGTCTGTTGTTACAAAAGATACAGCACCATCTGTTGATTTATGTAACTTATCAAGAGTGTTTGATGTCATGTAGACAATTAAACCATCAGAAGAACATGATAAAGAGTACGGGTCTAGATCAGCAGCAAACAATGTATCTACAAAGGTGGCCCCTGAATCAACAGATTTGTATAGAGCATCAGAAGCACGGCCTGTTACATAAACTATTGTGCCATCTGAGGAACAAGCAATAGTCGAAGGGAATACGGTTACATGTTTTCCTGAAAAGGTAGCTCCACTATCAGTAGATGTATACAACCACCCTTCAGAATAGTCTATTATATACACAATAGTGCCATCTGCTGAACACGCGATACCACTGGGTGCACCACCTCCTGCAAGACCTGTATCTATAAAAGTATCACCAAAATCAGTAGAAATATGGAAATGACCAGTACTGAGGTTGGTATCCCAATCAGCTACATAAACAATGGACCCATCACCAGAACAGGCAACTGACATCATATTAAGTATAAACGAAGTACCCAAGTCGTTAAAACTAGTAGCCTCATTTACTGACCTGTATAACTTACCGTCTATTATTCCTGCTGTTAAATATACGATAAAACCATCATCGGATACTGCCATATCATCTGGATAAATAGCCATTAGGTCACCTTAATATAAAGAGTATTTGCATCTGGACTAGCAGGAAACTCTGTAACCACAATAGTAGGAACTACAGGTTTAGGTACAAATTTACTGTATCCTGAATCATACACCCAAGCATCATTATTAGATAAATCATCAGGAGCATTTATCTGTGAAGGTAGGTACATCTTAAAAGAAGATGTAGGTGCATGTCCTTGAGCATCTATACCATCCCACGTTATAGCCATACCTATAGCACCGACAGAGCTATATAACACAGTAACTTCTATTAATGGACCATCATCAAAAGATACCCAAAATACATTGCCAATTAAATCATCTGATGACACTTCAGCAGCTACTGAGTCAGTAAAGTTAAATCCTACACTCGTATTACTAAAGATAAAAGCTCCATCAGGTAAAGCTGCATCTAAGCTATTCCATTGGTAGGTTGGAGTATTGGCAGTATGGATTCTGGCAGCATCGCTAGCATCTTCCATTTTAAAATTTAGAGTATCTGATTTAAGAGCTACTTGTTTAGGTTTAAAACTATCACCATCACGTACCCAAGCATCACCATCTACAAGTGGTGTAACTACACCAGTACCTACATTTATAGTTAAAACCAGAATAGAGGCACTAGTGACTAAACCAGGCCAAGTTATTGAAAAATAACCAGCACCTGCAGTTGTCATTGTAGCTGTAACATAAGACGATACGCCATCTATTAAAACTTCTATAACACTACCTGTTAATTCTTCGTGGGTAACAGCTTTACCGTCACTATCTATTGCGCTGTATAAGTAATTTTCATCTGTCCAAACAGTCACTTCACCATCTTTAGTGTAATCACCGTAGTTCCAAGTGTAAGATGCAGGGTATATAGTCTCTATTTCAGCATCAGTAGCATCTTGCATCAAAAATTCTGTAATACCACCAGCTTCAACTGATTTAGGAACCCAATTAGTACCATCCCAAAATAAGCCATCATCAACTACTGGTGCAACTGTAGTAGTATCAACATCAGACAAACCATCAATAGATGTAATTCCTAATTCTGCTGCTTCAGCCCTATCAGCTGCTGCTTCAGCTTTTGCAGCTTCAGATATGGCCAAGTCTTGTGCAGCAATAGAGGCAGCTTCTGCTGCTACAGCTACTGCCATTGCAGCTTGAGCTGAATCACTATATGCTTTTACAATGGAAGGATCAATTTCGTGCCAAACACCTTCGTCTAAGTCGTAATACACCAAGAAATTTTTAACAGTGTCTAAGTAGTAATCGCCATCTTCAATAGGTGTACCGTCTTGACGTTCTGTAGGTGGCGCTACACCAGCCCCTAAATATTTTAGTGCATAGTTATAATTAGACAATAACTCTAAAATAGAATCCATGTTATCGGCTACGTATTTTACATCGTCATACTTGCTACCAATCTCTCTGTCTATACCAGTATTTACATCGGCTAGTGATGGGACTTTTCTCATTATACAAACCCTCTATCTGAAATACGATCAACCATGCTTGCAGTATCAGCAGGAAAAGCTATACCATTTTCTCTTGCCTTATTACAGTTCTTCTCAAATCTTGCCATATTTGAATTGTTCTCCGATTGCGAATCACTTTTAACGCCTATGTGTCCTCTATAACCCATATAGCTAAGTAGACAATCAACAAGTGTATCAGGCAGGTCCAACTCAGTTACACCATCAAGGGCTTGTTCAGCAGTTATTCTTGTAGGTTTTGCAACATAGATTATTGAGATGAAAGCACCAGTTAATGCCTCAGATACTTGAACAGTATTCCAGTCATTAAAGTAAACACTATACTCATCGTCTTCGGCATTTATACCTACCTCTGCAAACCTTTCTTTAGAGTACTGATCAGCTTCCATATAAGCATTTGTAGCGTACATAAGGTTATCAGGCATCTCATAGTAGGTTACACCAGAGATAAGCTCAATAATATGCTCCTCAACCTTTATAGGAAACCTACCGTAGATTTCAGTCATGCCCAAATTCATAAATGCTACTACAGCGTCTATGTCATTTTTTGAAGCAACACCGGCTAGTTCGCCATACTTTGCTAAGGTTACAACATCTTTTATAATCATAAAACAATCCTACTGCCGTAGCATATTTTTCACTACAGCAGTTATTAGTTAATAGTCTCAAGATTATATATTAAAAGACATTACTATTCGACTCCTCATCGAACTCACTATCATCATCCATCATTGATTGCCATACAAGACCGCTGTTATCTACATAAGTTTCTATAAGATCCTCAGTAAAGGCTGGAGCAAACGTTTCCATTTCTGACATCTGATTAAGTAAATCAAGTGCATCATCATGCTTAAGTGAAGCCACACCACCCGCCAAAGTAAATCTACTAAGTTCATGAAGAAGTTCATCAACAAGTACTTTGAATCTTGGGTACTGTTCAAGCAGTTCAGGTTTAGGCAGCCATACTTTACCTTGTTTGAACTTAGGCTGAACCCCGGTAGTAAACCTGTGAACTTTATCTGTTAATGGTCTAATGCCCGGCTCTCTACTGCCATGTTTTTTGGCAAAAGCAAACCACAGATTACGAGTCATCATTCTCTCTTCAATAATAGAGAAGTAACCGCCCTGTTGTCCTGAACTTTCTATACCAACACTTATAGGGTTCCATTTTTTGGCGTAGGTGAATAAATCATTAATGTTATCGTCCATGGTTTGACGAACACATTGCCCATCTACAAGGAACCAACTGTTGTCGGCCGATACACCAATTACACCAATAGTTGAGAAATCAGCCGACTTCTTAGTACTGGTAGCAAAATCTGTAACGATATAATAGTTGTATTGACTCTTCTGCCTCATCATTAATGACGGGTCATACCACCTAACATCAGTAGATTCATCCACAAGAAGCGTAGCCAAATCAGTAACTTGCAGTAAGTATTCTTGGTAGAACAGTTGAGTAGTACCAGCTTCTTTGAACATCTTGTACATCTTAGAAGCGTACTTATAACTAAATCTGTCAGGCCAAATACTCTTGAACTCTTCTTCAGGTACAGGGAATTTTTCACATAGCGGAAATCTAACTACACTAAAGCTTCCACTATTTTTAAGTTTGTGAAGTAAATCATCCTCACTAATTGGCGTGCCAATATAAATAATTTTATGTTTAGGTGCCAAGGCTGGCATGGCAGATGCGAACCAGTTAGTTTCAATTGTCTTACGAATAGTTTCTGAAGTAGCCGAGTCATTGTGTAAAATATCATCTGCTAGTAAAACGTCAGGACGATGACCTGATGGTGATCTCGCTCCACGCCAGTTTACGTTCATACCTTTACCGGCTACAAACAAATCTTTACCATCAGCATTCTTTAACTCCATTTCCTTATCAGTTACTCGAACCACTGTAAGTAGTTGACTAAGGAATTTTGAGTTGGAGATTTTACTGGCCACGTTTTTGAAGAATTGCTTAACGTTACCTTCAGCACTCGCGCCAAGGAATATAATAAAGTTACATTCACCGAACCCTGGCCATTCACCTAAAGCAGCTGCATAAATTACGGCATACTCTGCCACCGTAGATTTACCAATACCACGACAACACTCTATAAGAGCATTCCAGTCATCTTCCTTACCACTGAATAGTAAGTCAGCCATTTTATAATGAAGTTCAGGAGAGCTGAATTCTTCAATGTCTGCAGCACGGACAAACGCGATAAACTTTAAAGCATTCTCACTTGGTATGTATTTCTCTGGTAAATCGGCACCAGTTAAAGCCGCGTCAACACCTTGACTTACTTTACTTTGATTCATTATCAATCTCCACTTCTACCCATGCAGAATTAAACGGTGATAGTGTCGGAAGAATTCCAGCAAAAATTTCTTCATCTGTGTAACCGCTACTACCTACTTTAACAGCAGTTATAGCCATGGTAGGTCTTTTATCTTCCCATCTAACACCTTTAATACGCTGTCTTCCATAAATTTTCACACACCCAGTACTTCCATCCTCTCGAACAACATAAAAGTAGTTACGATAAGAGCCTATACTATCGGTTACACACAGAGGAATTTTTGAAACGTTCTCTATGATGGTATCCTTTAAGGCTTCAATGTACTCTTCCGTGAAGTCACCATAAATTATTGTAAAATCTGATTTGTAAATACCAAGCTTACCTTCAACCATAAGATTGGTAACCATACGGGCGAAAGAAAGAGACTTCATTTCACCAACTTTAACTCTATTAAGAAACATTCGTATACTCCGCATCAATAGCATCGTCTTCTTTAGTAACTTTCATGTTACCGATAGTCTCTAAGCTAACTGCACCACTTGTAAGTAATTCAGCTTGTTTTGCAGCCATAATAGATAACTGGTGGTTAAGGTCTTTAACAGCACTATCTTCTTTAACGCCAATATCAAGTTCAATCTTAATATTCTCTGGACCGGCAGTAGCGGCTAATAATTCTTTAGAAGCATTGATAACATCTTTATCTAGCTGGCCATTCTCTATTACATCTACAAGGGCCGCTAAAGCTTTATAACGTGCACCAGCAAAAATCATATCCAATGGCACTTGGCTAACGGTAAGTATGTCTACTACTAGTTTGGTTCTTCGATATCGGGAGGCTGCACTTGTGAGTTCGGCATATTTCTTACTGGCGGTTGGTAGGTCCATTCTGTCTTGGACAAAAGGTCGATGAACAAAAACTTTTTTATAAGCTTCAGTATAATTCGATTCATTCGTCATCATATACGCGCAGAACCTAACTGCATTAAGGTATTCGGGTACTGACGATCGTGAACCTTTTAAAACACTCTCATATATGGATGCTGACTGAAGTAAGGACTCACCCTGAAATTCTGGGTCGGTAAGCGATTCATTTATTATGTCTACTGCTTCTTGAGTAATAAAATTACTCTTAAGCGGCATAACCTTTTTAATTTCTTCTATTGTGACCATTGTACTCATGGATATTCTCCGTTGACTGTAGGGTAGTGTACTTATTTCCAGAGTTTACCAAAAATAACTACCTGTCACAACTAACTGTCAACGGATGCATATCTACGGTATCAAAGCAGCTTAGCGCTCGCGGCAAAGAACACCCCTGCACTTTTCTCTTCTGTCACTTTTCTTGGTTTCCTATTGGCCCTTGTTCCTGATTTCTTCCTTGTCTTTTTCTCTTTCTTTACTACCACAACATTTTCATCATAAACTTTAACTACATCTTCAAATGGCACATCAAAGAACTCAGTACTGCCACTAAAGCTTTTCTCAGGTGTATAATTAAACTCTGAGTAGTATTCATGAAAATCTTTCTCTACTTGATAGGGGTCTTCTGTGGTTTTAAATCTTAGGGGCTTACAGCGGGGAAACACGCGATACTTCATAAATATGCTTGTAAGAATTTCGGCTACACGGTCTTGAATGCGCCTATGAGTAACACCAATCTTTACAAGTTGCTTATCTTCTAGTTCTACCAGGATAGCATAAACTATCCCAGGACCAGACCGGTTACCATCACCTCGTTTACGCCTCATGAAAGTTTAACTCCTTATAACAACCATCATCTTCAATAGCATACTGATATTCCTCTTCTTGGTAATCTTCTAAGGTTTCTGACTCTTGGGCTGTAGGTGTTGTTTCATTTTTAAGCATAGTAGTGGTGTAAGTAAGTTGGTAATGTGCTCACGGTACACCACAATTGACTTGGCATCAACTTTTGCTAAGTTTACCTTCATACAGTTCTTTGTAATTTAGGTAATTAGCCATGTGGACTTTAGCTTTTGCATCATCCTTTTCATCTGTAGACTTTTCCCATTGGGTATAAGTAGTATTCATTTTGTTCTTGTAATATTCAATCATTTTATTGTTCACTTATCATTAATTCAGGGTTCATGTACATATTACCAATAATTTTTCTATCAATAAACACTAAAGGGTCTTCAATAGTAAAAGCTGTTGTGGCTTCAATAGGTGTAAGTCCTATATTTTTTATGGTAAAAGCATAGCCATTAAAACATACAAGCCAGTTAAGCAGTACCTTATCAACTTGATTCTGTAATATATCGCCAACATAAATATCTTTATTATCACTATCAACAATACCTACATACTGCATAACAACACAATCTTCATGCTCTAAACCAAACTCATCCCAAGAAGCATAACTGCCACAAGTAAAATCAAATTCTTCCCTATCTTGTAAGTCGCCAAGTGTAAAAGGTTCAGTCATGACCGGTGAATCATAATCACCAAACACAGGCTTATAAGCTCTAAATTTTGGATTATTCATTATCTGTTTTCCTTGGGTTAGGGGCATTAAGCAGGTTATCTATAAGGCCATCATATACAACCTTACTAATAACAACTACCTGACTATTTTTAGATACAATGCACGTAGACCCTTTACCGTCTGCAACATCGTCCAATACACTACGTAAATTCTTTCTTGCTTTTGAATAATTAATAATATTAACGGGATTCTCCTTACCTCTAAGTACTATGTTATATTTATACGCCATTGTAGTACAACTTATTGTACAAGTATATATAACACTAATATCTATTTTAGGGTCCAGTAGATATGAATCCCTCACGTAGGGAAATATTTAAAATTTTTTAGAGGATATTATTGAATAAGCTAACTGTTAACCGCTGCATAACTACGGTTACTTAATAGTGGATAGCTTTTATATCATAAATGGAAGCAATAGTATAGGGGAGGTTGTTGCGAGGGATTCTCATTTAGGCTCACGATGGGGATAATTATATTTATTATGGAAGTAGTTCTCCCTCTGCTGACTTAACAGTTGGTGAGTACCCCCCCTTACTTCGTAAGGACTCTCACTTAATTTCAGCTGTGTCAATGTTGACTTATTAACTATATCGAGAAATCCATGACTGTATTTAAAGCTACCAAACGTGTTCCGTTCTGTACTACTGCCCAACTAAACAAGTTTGTTGATGCAAGGGTTGCTGCGTGGGAACGCAACGAACGATCTCATGAGGAAGTACATGAGAAGTGTGAACTCCTGATGAAGGACGCAGCAGAAGGCACACTACTTATAGACGGTAAGGCTGTCTATGCGAAAACTCTTGGCGCTAAGCTTAAGGAGTTAGGTTGCTTCATGACTTCAGCACCATCAAAAGCTGAAGATACGCTTTATGATTAAAACATTCGAGGGAGCAGCTAAAGCTGTTCTCTCAAAGGTTTTTTCTTTATCCACCTTGTCGGGATAGAACATCTCCCTCAACAACCATGTCCACCTCAACCCAATCCACCAATCCACCTAAGACATTAATTTCATCTGTGTTACACAAGACCTAGAGACTAGACCCAGACACTAATTACATTTGGGATAAAAGGTTAGTTAGGCAACCTTAAACTAATTCAAACAAACAAAGCTTATTTAAGCTAAACAACTGGAGTTTCACCATGGACATTACAATCGTATTATTAACATTAATCGTTTTAGCAGTAGCATACAAACTAGGCGTATTCCGTTCAATCGTAGCTCTAACAAACGTAGCAACTCGTGAAGCAGACATTTACGATCGTGAACACAAGGTTAAAGTTGGTAAGCGCTACTTGAACAAGGAAAACACAATAACTGCTGCAGAGCTGACTAAAATTAACGACTCAATTAAGTCAATTGATGCGTTAGACTTCGATTAAAAATTATGTGGGGGTGGTACTAAAATGGCAGTAGATTGCTACTTTTAAGTACTTTTTGTAAAAAACCTAGTGTCACCCTCAAATTAGGCATATTCGTATTTACATACACCAACGTACACTTAAGGATAGTTATGCAACAAGTTTACTTAGAAGACCTAACAAGCTGTGGAATTAGCTTAATAGTAGAAGCTCGTCCAGACAGTCTAGGTACTAAATTAGTAACAACTGATGGCTATGCTGCAAGATTAAGTGTTAAGCAAACTAACGAGCTTATAGAACAGCTTAAAGGTATCGTAAATGATGCCACTAACTTAACTAAGCAAGGATAATTATGAATACTCGTCCAATGACAGACTTAGAGTACTTAGAGTTAATGTCTTTCGAACTATAAAAGATAGTTGTTATTAACTAACCTGTGCAAGAGGTTAATATAATAGCCTAACTAGCTTATGTGAGTACTTAGCAGGATGCTATCGATGCTCACAACCCCATTATATAAACTTATAATTAAAACCCATTAGAGAGGCTTACAGTGGCTCATAAAACACTAGCAAAACGTATAGAGCATTTAGATTCATTAAAACATTTACTAATGATGATGGATAAAGATGCTGCTAATGAAAATGATACTTGGTCTGATCCTCAATGGGATGCTTACCATACTGAATATAAACAACTAGAAGATAGTATTTGTATTTATGAACATACACCATTAATGGAGTGCTAATAATAATGTCTCAAGATACACAAGCAGTAGAAGAACATAAAGAAATTAAGACTATGCTACAAGAGTCTACTAAGTATTACTTCTCAGCCGATGATACTCCAACTCATGAAGATGACTGGACTGAACAACAAGGTGAGTCAGGTGACTACTGGACTTATGAATTCGAAGCAGATGAATTAGGATTACTAGAACATTACCTAACCGATGCTGAACAAGAAGAAGTTGATAGAGTTTGCCATGTACTTGTATTAAGTACTGGTAACAATAATAACTTTCACCATGCGCTATTCAGTGTATTAAAAGAATTCCGTTAAACTAAGAGTAAACACCATGAAAAATAATAAAGAACAAGCAAAGCAGTTAAAAGCGTTATTGGCATTATTGGTTAAAGAAGAATCTAAGCCTGCTGAAAAGGTACAGCCTACAACTACTCAGTTACAGGAACAACTTAGCTTAACAATGGCTGAGTTAAACAGAGAGTTATCTCGTAGTGAACCTAGCACTAAAAGACTTAAATACTTCTTCAACAAAATTAACATATTAGAGGCACATTTATAATGGATTTATTAATACAAGGTGACAGAGTTGCTTTCGCTATAGTGTGTCTATGTATAGCAATTGGTTTAATGGTTTCAACAGAAATTATCCTTATGCTAAGAAACCTAAAGAGTATTGACTTCCATTTGTACAAAAGTTGGGACGATTCATACTATGTAACAAGTAAGTACGATGAAATAGTCGGTCTAACCAAAAAGGTTAATAACTTTAAAGGCTTACTAAGCGTTATAAAACATGTCGGGTTCAAAGCTGCTTGGCATATGCTAAGGCTTGAAGACTCAGAAAATCTTATAGTGATATCATAATAAGTATTGCAGTTTAGCTTAACGGCTAGGCTGCTTACAAGCGTCTTAGGACAGAATCCAAAAGGTAGGACAGAACTATGCCAAAAGAATTATGTATTGAAGCTGACTTCGTTACTGAAGTTGTTGTAAACAGAATAAAAACTTTAGTGGTATTTAATGTTAAAAAGCACAACGCTGATAAGCTAGAAAAGGGTGAAATAATTCACACAATTCGAATAGAAGATGAAACAGGTTGCTGGGTAAACCATAAAGCTTGTACATTTATGGAAATTAAGCAGAGTGATATTGCACCTAAGCATTTAAAAATTGAGCTTGTAGAATAAAATACTTTGAGGATAGAACAGTGAATAATAATCTAAAAGAGCTATTAGAAGTTGGTATAAACAAAGATACATTCTCTTATGTAAATCATGGAGGTTGCGGAATATTTGCAGCAGCTATGCACAACTCTTTAGCGGCTTACGGTATTTTATCTACAATAGTTTTAGTAGACCGCACGTACAGTGAAGGCCATGTTAACAACTTAATTAATATGATGAAAGCTAGTGATATAAACCATGCTTACACTACTATATTAAATAATGAATTTGATAGAAGTATAGACACTTGCTGTGGCCATATATGTATCAAGATTGGCGATGTACTTTATGATGGCGAAGGTGTGTACGAAGGTAAGTCTATAAGTGGTCCTATCCATGTAAATGTTATGTCAAGACTAAACAGAAATGTTAATTACTGGAATGGTACTTTTGAAGAGTGTAACAACCACTACAATGGTGGTGTAGATGATGATGGCGCAGTGTCATTAGCAACTATCATTAGAGAAGTTAATAAGCATGTAAACAGTACAATAACCAATGTTATGGAAGGATAGTACAGTGAGTAATATTTTAGATAAATTTATGGATGGGTTAGACACATCTGAAGATAGATCACCAAAAGTTAAGCGTGCTGAAGACCATAAGAAAAAGGTTAAGAAGCATAACAAGCAGCGTCGTCAAAGAGCTAGAGACAATCATCAAGATAGTTATTAATTACAGGATTTAAAATGAGTATTTCATATACTGAAACAAAAGTTGTTAAAGGCGCAGTAACCACTGAAGTAGTAGCCATTGTAATGGGTGCTAAGTGGAAGCAGGTTATTAAAGATAAGATATGCAAAACAGTTAAGTTAGAAGAACCGTTTGTGTATGCAGCTGAGTGGGCTGAGACTACTAAAATTAAGGCAACTGTAACCAGTTTAGCCGGTCCATACTCTCTGATAACAACATTCTTAGAGAGTGAATAAGTAAATTGCTAATGTCTAGTGCAAGTAGGCATTGTCGATTTAACTTAAAAAGGGTAGAACAATGAGCATGTTTATAAACAAACCTAAAGTAATTCTTAGTGTAATAAACAAGTTAAAGCAGTTTAAAGCTGAAGGTTTTCCTGGGGAACATGGATTATGCTCCTGTTGTGAATTAGGCAGATTAGGAAATACTATACGTTATGAAATGTTTCAATCCTGGGAACATTACAGTGGTAGTAATACTTATCCAGTGCCAGCAGAATACGGCTTTGAAGCCAGTACAGCATTCCTAACATCTAATGGTAATGAAGCTATGTATGGTGATAACTACTATGGGAATATGCGTAAGAACTTGGTCGACCACTGTATTAAATACTTAACTGAATTAACCAAGATTAATGATAATGGATAACAGTAAGTTTGTTTTACCTACTACAAAAGGTGAAGCATTAACCCGTGGATGTATGTTGTATTACACAGGTAAACCCTGCAGAAGTGGTCACACATCAGTACGTTATAGAAATGGTGGTAAATGTAAAGCTTGTACTAAGGAGAGGAAGGTAAGAAAATTTCCTGACTATGAAATTAGTGATACTCGTCAACGTATTGAAAAACTTAAAGAAACTCCTGACTTTGAAGAAAGTTGGGACTAAGGATAAATAATGGCTAAGAAAACTGATTTTGAAAAGTTTATGACCCAGGCTCTTAGAAAGAAACCTGTACAGCGTAGTATCGCAGGTGCTTGGGAAGATTATAACTTTGGTGGTGCCACAATGGTTGATATAGAGCGTGACTTCAGTGATGGTCGTCTGCGTGTAAAACCTAATGCTGCATTGGTACTTGAACATAGAATTTATGAGCTTAAACGTAAGCTTAGACTTGAGAATGAGGTTGATTAGTATGAAACAGTGTAATTGTGAACATACTTACCAGACCAAATGGTTAGGTGAAATAGTGTGTGTAATTTGCGGTGAGCCTTGGCCAGATGATGTTGAAGACACTGAAGAAAAGCTTAGTGCCAATCATCTTAAACTTGATAAAAATCAGTTAGATAACTTGGAGAATTTATTATGATAGCTGGAATGAAAACAGTAATAAGTTTGCTAGTGTTAATTGCAAAACAGAACAAGTTAATAATCGAACAGAATCAGTATGATAATGAAAGATCTCGTGGACAGTCTGGGAAGAGTCAAAGTTTTGATGACAAAGCCAGAGAACTAGAAAAGTTTGAGTCTGAACTTGCTGATATGGCTAATAATATACTGAAGGAGTAGAAAACCATGTTTAGTTTTTTATCAAAGAAAGAAAAGTTTAAATCTATGGTGCTGCCTATTGACTACGAAAAAGCTCACTGGACTGTTAAGAAGCAGGCCAGAGAACAGTACGAAAGAGAGCAGAAAGGTAAGTGTCAGCACTGTAAAGAATTACTTATTAGACAACCTGTTAAGGAAGTTATGCTTAAAGATATTGAGTATAGGCTGTTTCCAGTAGGGTTCTTTAATAGTCCAGTTCATTTACATCATGACCATAAGACTGGTCTAACTATCGGGGCAGTTCATGCTCGATGCAATGCCTATCTATGGCAATATAAAGGTGAATAAAATGCAACAGTGCAGTTGTTCTACAGGGTTTAGATTCCCTGATAATCAAGGTGTTTGGATGTGCTCAGTATGCGGTACTGAGTGGCCTGATGACCCTAAACCGGTTAAGCCTGAAGTATTGAGAAAGGCTAAAGAGTTATTTCATGACCATGAAAACTCAACGTGTACTAATGATCATTATTGGGATAAATGCCATCCAGACCTTCAAAAGGCTTGGATAGTAATAGCTGAAGATGACTTAGGAGAATAACGTGAAAGTATCAAAAGATGAAGTAGTAGGCATGCTGGAAAAGCTGCTTGAAGAAGCTGAAATGGTGTCTTGGAAAAGAAAGACATCTACGTTACTTGAGGCTGCAGACGTTATGAACCGTATGTATGCTTATGGTACTAAGAAGACTGTAGCGTTTAACTTGGAAGACGCTCTTAACGGTGCTGAAGTACAAACCAGAGATGGTAGAAAAGTTACTGGTATCAAAGTTGTTAGTGATGATTGTAAATCTATGTATGCACATGAACCTAAGCCAATTCAAGGGCTTATGGCATCAATTCATAATGACTTAGGTATTATGGAATTTCCATTCTATAAAGATGGTGGTGCTCACTTGTATTTGGGTGAAAACAGTGCTGATTTGTTTATGGTGGGTTAAGTTATGAAAGACTTAATAGTAAATCTTGATGACTTTACAGAAGTACATCCGACAGAGCCTGGCATTTATATGTGGGCAGTTGGAGATTCTTTAAGTCTTATTACTGTTCGCAGAGTACCTGCCAAAAATGAATATGGTATTAAGTGGGAAAGCTACTTAGGTGTTGTTGAACATAGAGGTAGAGATGTCAACTTCCTGAAAGGTAAGTTCATTAAATTAAAGATCTAAGGTGTTGTTATGCATGAAGACTTTAAAAACTTAACAGAAGAATTTGTTCAAGACCATCATGATGATATTGAGTACTTGGAGTACTTAAACCAAAAGGCTAGCAAAATGAAAGAAGCTAAAGGTAACATTTGGGAAATGGAATGTGATGCTGTTTGTATTAGTACTAATGGTTTCATTAAGAATAACGGTGAATGTGTAATGGGAAGAGGCTGTGCTAAAGAGGCGGTTGAGTTCTTCCCTGAGATACCTAAACTACTGGGTGAAAGATTGCGTAAGCATGGCATTGTTGTTCAAACTATTCGTCACTTCGAAGGTGTGGCAATACTGTCTTACCCGGTTAAACCTGCATCTCAAGTGTGTGTATTCGACCAAAGAAATGTCGTTAGTCATATGCAAAAGCACTATAAAGTTTATGATGAAGTGCCTGGGTGGGCATGCGTGGCCGACATAGAGATCATTGAAAGAAGTGCCAAAGAATTAGTCGCGTTGGCCGATCAACATGGTTGGCAGAAAGTGATAATTCCTCGCGTGGGCTGTGGAGCAGGTGAGCTTACATGGTCTAAAGTTAAACCGATACTTGATGAAATCCTTGATGATAGATTCACAGCGGTAACATTTTAATACTGGAGTAGATTATGAATTTATACATAGCTGCAATGGTTGCAATGATAAATCAAAAAGGCTCATACACTGAAGCTATTGAGTTAGGTGTGAAAATGGTCGGTAATGTTGACGATTTAGATTTAAAAGATCTAGACCCTAGAAGTGATTACCATACGATGCTTAGGACTATGTTCAATTTGAGTGGCGAACCTGAGTCGGTTTACCTATCTGTAACAGGAGGGCAATAAACCATGACAGGTGCAATGATAAACCAATTACTTAAAAATCAGGTAGTTATAATGCAGCAGAATGAGCTTATTCTACAACAGAATAGTCATATACTATCGCGTTCATATACAGTACCAACAGTAGAGAGTATGGACAGAGTGTTAGGTAAGTTAATTGTAGCGCGTGAAGTGCGGGATAAAGAAACAACTAAGTTGAGTGATGAATATGACCAAAGCTGAAAATAGTGAATTAAGAGAGTGTATTGAGTTGTTGGCTAATGTTGGCAGTATGAAAATGTCACTTATCCAACACCAAGAACTTGTTAAATTAATGCAAAAATTGCGAAGATTGTCTGGAGAATAGTATGAGAACACCAAGTGAGTTAGGTATCAAAAAAGGTACTACTGTACCGCCTAAAGGTGGTTGGAAAGCTAGTACATATTACATAGTTGAAGTAGCTTTTAGTAGCTGCAATGTAATATTTAAGACATTGTTTTATAGTGGGTTTCTGGTTGAAGGCGAGCCTTCAGCATTTAATGGTATCCTTTCAACACAGTCTGATGCACACAGACTTAAGGATACGTACTACCTAAAGGCAGTTGAAGAACTGGAAATAGATTTAAGCTATCCGTCACCGGCTAAGTCTAAGTTACCATTTAGCACAGTAAATGAAATACTCATGACTGATACTGAAATCGAAGAATCTGCTTTAGCAACTAATGAGTTGGCTAATGATATTAGCAAGTGTGTCGATTATGTACCTTGGCATATAAACTGGATAACCCGTAGTTCTGCAGGCGTTGTTCAAGCATGGGAACCAGATAATACATGCATCTACGAAGGTACTGCATTAAATGCTGCATGTCGTGCTCTTAAACTTAATACGTATAACGGGTAATAAACAATGTCAGAATTAAGAAATAAAGTTAAACGCTTAGCAGTTTACGTAGAAGTAGAATTAGAAGCACCTGTTAAAGTTGGTGTGAAACTTGACGATTATGATAAAGGTTATGAAGCAGCTTTTAAAGACATATTAAGCAAGCTTGAATTCGCTCTGAAAGAGTAAAATAGTTACATTACTAATAGGCTCTAAATAGAGCTTATTGTTGAAATAACTCGTGAACTTACTTAATAAACAATCTGGAGAAAACTATGAGACTTTCAAGCAAACTTACAATATCTATTGGGTTAATGCAGTTAGCCGTTCTTATATTAATATTACTAAAAGAGTTTGGCAGTAATATTATTTACATATCAAAAGCTGCTATTCCTAAAGCCGCAGTTGAGATAGTTCCAAAAGCTGTCTATGTGCCTGAATACATAGAAAAAACTGTTGTTAAAATACCAGAGCCAACAAGCATAGTTATATTCATAACAGCCTTAGCAATTCTTATCGTATTCAATCTTAAAAATAAGCAGGATAAATAATGTATAAATTACTACTAATATTACTAATGACTAGCGCAGCAGCTAACGCTGATATATACCTTGTTGACTCTGCTACATGGGGTTTAGCTACTGGTGAAACTATGGTGCTTAAGAGTTCAAAAACTAATAAGTACAATGTTGATACCTGCAAATATGTTAATGGTAGTAAGGAAGTTGAAACACCACTGACATACTTTGCTGGAAAGGCTGTCTGTCCTAAAAGTGTTGCTGCAAGAAAGGTGATTTTTGTACCAATTGACTTTGACAGCATACCAGAAGCTGACATATTTGTAGGACAGTAGCTATGAAGATTATAGTAGCAGGTGGCAGAGATTTCACTAATAAAGAACGAATGGTTAATGAGTTAAACAGCTTACTTGAAGAAGGCGTACTGCATGGAGAAATTGAATTAGTTTGTGGTATGGCTGCTGGAGCTGACTTGACTGCTAAGACTTTATTTGAAGACATTGGATTAGCTGTGCACAAACGTCCAGCTGGTTGGGACGACATGTCGTTACCTTGCAGACGTAAAGTCAATAGGTATGGTAAAGAGTACAATGCCTTAGCAGGTATGAAACGTAACCATTCAATGGGAGATGAAGCAGACCTACTGGTAGCCTTTTGGGACGGTAAGTCTAAAGGTACTAAAGATATGATCGATTATATGAATAAGCTGGGTAAACCGGTTTATGTGTTCTATTACTAGGAGAAAATTATGAGAAATCCGACTCAAGGCTTGAGTGAAGAAAAACGATTAAACCTTGGAAACTGGTTAGTTAGCTTAAGTGAGGGTTCTAACCCTTTAAACAAAAGAAGTGGATTATGTGAAAACATCCAATTATTCAATAGTTCATTATATCCAGGCTATAACATTGTTGATTACTTCAGTAGAGACTTTCAGCTGCATTTAAAATGTCCACTAAGCTCATCATTCCCTTTAGATGGTTTTGAAAAGTACAATAAAGATGCTAAAGCAGGTACTCTGTGGAATAACCAAAACAGACTAAAACTAGCCAAATATATTGGAGAACGTGTACTAACTAATTGGCAAGAGAAATCATAATGAAATATCCTAAAGGACAACTGGTTGAAGTAGTGGAGCTACTGTCTCCAGAGGCTGTGCCTGTAGGTACAAGGTTCACTGTTAGTAAGAGCAAACGAGGAATCTTGTTGTTGGGCAGTAGCTTAAAGGTAAAACCTTTACTCGGTATAATCTACAATACTGGCCTACCAAGTTCTATGTATGAAAATAAGTACAGGTGGGTCACAGAAGGCGCAATTAAAGCTGTAAAAAAGGTAAGGAAGTAAATTAGTATGAACAAAGCAGACCTTGTAAAAGAATTCAAAAAAGCTTATGAAAGTGTACATGGTAGAAAGTGTAAAGACTTAATACTTGAAGACTGGTCATCAGCTGAACTTAGAAACGGTGTTAGCGCACTTAACTCCATAATTGATAAGAAGTAATTATGAAAAAGAATAAACCTAGTCACCATAAAAGTAATCCCGCTGCTAAAAGAAATTCAGCTGCAACTCATACTTTCAAAAGAGTGTACGGTAAACCTAAAGTAGTAAACCATAGCGAAGTAAAGCGTGTAAAAGTTAATAGAACTCGTCATGTGTACTCAGCTGAAGGTACTAAATGTAAAAGCGTTAATGATTGTTCAGGCATATTAAAACCTACTCAGTGGAATAGATTGGTATGTAATAAATGTAACTACTCGGAGCTTATATAATATATCTACTGAAACAGCTTTAAGTACATCTCGACCCTCGAAAACAGTGAAATCTCACGTACACAGCACTACACACAAAACCCAATTTCAAACACACAACTTAAATTAAACTAAAAGGCAACAAAATGACTACTATTACAAAGAAAACTGCAAAGAAATCAATCGCTAAGAAAGCAACAGTTAAAGTTTCAGCTAAAATGAAATCGTTACAAGCACAGGTTGCCAAAGCTCAAAAAGAAAATGCAGATAAGCTAGCTGAAAAGGTTATGGAAGCTAGCCTTACTGCAACATTGGCACTTGAAAGCAGTGAAGAATTATTTGAAGCTAAAGTTAAATTGGCGGTAATCAGCCAGAACACTAAGAAGCTTCAAAGCTTAGTAGATGTATGTTCAGGCATCATTGATGAAAACCCGGTGCAGAATACTAAAACTCGCGCTGTTCGTGAATGGGCAGGTACTAGAAGATTTGATTACGGTACTCAAATTAACCTTATTCACCAACTAGTGACAGGTGTTATGTACAGCGTTAATGAGCACAAACCATTACTACTAGCTCACACAGGTTTGGACATTGAGCTAATAGAACAAGTTGCAGCAGCATTTGGTTCAACGGCTTACTATGCTCGTAAAACTAATATGTACACTGAAGCTAAGCCTTACGATGTTGAAGAGGTTCTATCTACTATAGCTGTACTTCAGTCTGTATTAGGAATAGTTGTTGACACTTCATTGATAACAGCCGCCAATTTCTCATTAGAGTTTGGAAACGGTGAAGTCAGAGCGCTTAAAGAGCAGAAGTTAGCTAATAAAGCTATTAGCGACATGGAAAATGACCTGTAAGTAACAGATAAAATAATGATGGTTAGTATGTAATGTACTGGCCATTTTGCTTTAAGTAATTGGAGAAAATTATGGATATGTGTACTAAGTTATTTTTGATAAATATAGTGGCTTTTTGTTCTACCTTAATAGCTATATCTAGCCTATGCAATAAAGAAAAGGTGAAGAAAGCTGAGAATCTTAATGCAGTAATTGGGTTATGGGGTCTGGTAGTATTTGCATCAATACCTTCATGGATAATTTACATAATCTCAACTAGTTAAAAATTAAGGATAGTTATGGCTATTAAAGTTCAATCAGAAATAACAGTTGACCTAACTGTGCGTGTGTCAATTGGCGCTAACTGGGGCGAAAATGCAACTCTTAAGCAAGTGCATAGAGATGCAAAAGCAGAAGCTGAACGTGTCGTTAAGAAGGCTTTAGCCGGTAAGGTTGCAATACTTGATGGCAAAACAGTAAACGTGTTCAGTCGTGAAGTTAAATCTACATACTAGGAATAGTTATGCGTAAGCTATTTATAATTGATGAAAACAAACAGTGGATGGTTGTATTTTACACTAACTTACAAGGAAAAGTTGTGGTTAGTGAAGTATCAGACTGTGTTACAGGCACTGTCTTAAGACTAGGCGAACATTCAGCACGCTATAAGTATGTTATTGATGTACTAGAGGACCATATTAGTGACTTGGAGGAAAAGCCATGCATAAAATGACTATGGCTGAACGCAATAAAAATTGTACTTGTGATTATGACGATGAAAACTTTAGTGATGATTGTGATGTCTGTAAAGAATACATCGATCAACGTGCAGAGGAGCATGAAGAACAAAGACAAAAGCGTATGTTTGAAGCAGAAGAATACTAACTTTGGAGAAAACAAATGAATGATATTGATATGAGTAAGCCATTTGCAATAATGGTTCGTGATGAAAATGGTGAATTTGGTGTAGCTTGTGGTGATGATGGGTCAATGCATGTACGTAAATCAATAAATGATTTTGTTAAAGAAAGAAAACAAACCATGGACGAATACAGAGGGCGTGGAGGCACTTGGGCATCTTCAGCTACAATGTTCGGTATGTCTATAGCGTTCAAAGCAATTGTTATTCCTAACCTAGAAACGTTAGAGAAACTTCTTGGTGAAGGACCATTTACAAAAATGCAATTTGGTGGTGTTGCAGGTAGAGCTTGTTACATAAAGGCTGACCGTAAAATGTTTGAAGAATACCTAGAACAGTTCGTAGACATTGGTATGTAAACTTTGGAGAAGTGTATGAAGACTAGAGCAATAAAATTCATGGTAACAGTAATGTACAGTAGTGATGATGGCGGTCCTATATGTGAAGAATCTATGAAAGAAAACTTAGAAAATGCAATAGAAAATGAAAGAGTTAATGGCGCTATAACACCTGACAATATTAGTGCTAACCATGTAGAAATTGAAATCGAGTACGCCGGTAAAACTGTATAGTATTTAACTTAAACGTTTGGAGAAATGAATGACTGATATAAGAAGTGAACTTCTGGAAGGAAGGCTTATATTCCCAGGTGATAAAATATTTGAAAAGTATCCTGATAAAGAAAAGCTTATCAAGAGATTCTGGAAAGTTTTATTCCTTAATTATTTAAACGAAAATGCTACCAATGCCTTGAAGTGGTACGAGGAACTTGGTGCCAAAATGTATAACGATGTAGTTAGAAGACTTAGCCATCATGGTTGGGTTGTAAGTAATAGTCTACCAGGCCGTAAATGGGCTGATGTAGAACTGTGTACTAGTAAGCTGTTGGAGTTTGTTACGGCAGATGAACTAGAAGAAATTAAAGCTGAATATAAGTATGAAAGATACATATTAGGTTGTGACAAATCTACTAAATCTACTATGGTACGCCAGAACGGTGAAACTAAACATACTGGACTTGAACGTAAAGGTTTCATGGCTGCAGGTAATACTCAGTTTGGATTTGATGTTGATATGTTAAAGAAGTATGAAAGTACTGTTGTTAGTAACTTAACGAAGTCCATGGATAAAGTTCGCCATATGTATCCTGAGATGAAAACTACTGACAGTAGCTATGACGAAGTGTCTAAAGGCATTTATGAGTGGCATACCAATAATCCGTTAGAAGTGTTCACTACTGGTGAAAACATTAATGATAGTCGAGGTAGAGCGATTAGTTCATGCCTTAGTAAAGTATTTAACCCAATCAGTAACAAAGATGCGAGAGCATGTCTTGTTATAACTTATTAAGAGTAAATTATGAAAGGTATACTATTTAGATCAACGTACACAGCAAGCTTGAACATAACGTATGCAGAAAGTGTTGATGAAGCAGCAGCAGACAAAGAAATATCAGAACATGTAGCTAAAGTGCTACTACTGTTCAAAATCGACAATGTAAGTATCGATAAAGGTTTCTGTTGTAATGAGCTAACTGAAATAGGTCTGATAGGCAATAAAGCAAGATGTGTTCAAGAAGCTGCAGAACTTATTATGAAGTTTGTTGAAGAAAGTAGTTCATTCCAGTCAGTAGACGTTTAAACAGTGCTATTAAATAACAATCTTTGGAGAAATACATGCGTTCAGAAGTAAATGCGATAATGCTATTCATAGCAGAGTTAACCGGTTCATTTGTAGCGGGTACTGGCAATAAAGAAGATAAGATTAAATGTGGTCAGAAAGACTACGTTAGCAATAACTTACTGGAGTTAGACTTAACTACTGAAGATGGCAAGAAAGACCAGCATGAAAATATGTGGTTAGAGCGCTTGTACAATGAGCTTGATGAATACTTTAGTATTGTTAAAGGTTGTGGATTATCTCGTCAACTATCACTTTCTACAGCTAGCTACAGAGAAGCTGGATATAAGTGGTCAGTACCTCTTGAGCTAGATGCAACTTCATCGATGTGTCAAATAATTGGTGTATTGCTTAACGATAAACGTTTAATGGAAATGACTAACGTTATTGGCAGTACTTTAGAAGATGCTTGGAAAGTTAAAGGTATTAGCCGTAACAAGCTAAAGTCTGTAATGACACCTAAACTGTACGGTAGCTCTAGAACTGCTGAAGATTTCTGGAAGAAAGACAAGCTTGCGTTCACAGCTAAAGACGTAACTATTGTGTCCAAAGAGCTTAGTAGTGGTGCATTTGGATTGGCTAACTCATTTAAAGATTTCATCATAAACAACTGTAACCCTACAGCTGAAATGGAAATCAAAATTGGTGATGACGAATTTGGAATATCATGTAACAAGTTCAGAAATGTAGGTGAAAAGCTACGTGCCTATAACATCTGGGATTCAGTAGATGAACAGTACAATGTCATTCTGCATACGGATACCAAAAGGGTTCCTGACTTAGAGCAGTTTAGACTGTTCTTTATGACGTTACTTATCCACAACCTTGACAGTCAAGTAATGGATTATGTAACAGACAAGCTATACGCTAAGTTTGGTTGGGCCATTCCTATTCATGATGCAATTGTGTGCTCTCCTGCCGCAGCTGCTGATGTAAGAATTTGGTACAACGAAGCGTTACTTAACATTCACAACAACCGTAAAACAATACTTGCAGATTACTTCAAGAGTATTGGTATTAACGCATTAGCTGCTGATGCGTGGGAAACCATTAAAGCTATGGTAGTACCATTTGAAGGAAATCTTGAAGACGAACTATCAATGCCACTTAAATAAGGAAAATCATGAAATTATCAAACTTTAAATTAATAGAAGTACTAGGTACAAGCGCTTTATCTTGGAAGTTCACAGCAACAGTAACTGTAACAACAACAATAAATGCCGGATTCTTGTGGCGTAAAAAAGTTGATACAGTAAAAGAAAATGTTCGTATTTACAAGAAATATGGATGTAGCTGGTCTTTCGTGGAAACAGGGGAGTTTACTCCAGGTGAACAAGCTGAAACACTCCAAAGAAAATTTGAATCCGAAGTAAAGAATGACATTGAAAACTACAAACCAATAAATGATTTAGTGCAAACAAAACAGTTATAAGAACTTAAATAGGAAATACAATGATTAGAATTAAAATTAAAAAGTTTATAGCTATGGTTGATCTGTACTTTAAAATGCGTGAACTGAAAGGTTGGATAAAAACGTGCAATGATCCTGTAAAACTAAAGATCCTTGCTGGAATGTATAATTCACTGACAGTTCCATACAATATGATTATGCCAAAAATAATCAAGCGAGCTGAGTTAATAGGTACAGCTAAACCACTTTCTGCTGATGATATTAAACTCATAGTAAAAAAGAAAACTGAAACAGATGTTATGGATGCATAAGTAAACCACTGCGCCTGCAAGCTATTAACTTACAGGCGCTTAATTAATCTACTGGGTAATAACATGATAAAAGATAGCGAAGCCGAGAAAGCACTTAATGCCGTGTGCGCTGAAGGTAAAGAGTTAAGTATAGGTGTTAAGATTACTGACACTAAAAAAGCAATACAGCTAATGTCTACAATGTACCCTAAAGAAGATAAACCTAATCCGTTTGGTGTTGAGGTTTACTCCTGGGGTTCATTTGATGTAACTAAAGCACTTGAGCTTAAAATAAAAGCTATGGAAGAAGAGGTGACTCGCCACAATACAGTAATGAGTAACATCAGCTGTAGAAACTTACGTTCATTTATCGACTAAAGGAACTACCATGCAAGAAATTAGACCTATGAGTAATAACCAAATCAAGAAGAGTGCTGCTTTAGCATTCAACCTTAAACGTAGAGAAGCGCATGTCGAAGCTGTACGTCTTGCTCAAGATAAGATCGACAACCCTGAAAAGTACACTCGTAGTAATCATAAAGATGTTATTAAAGCTCAAGCATTTATGGCTGCAGCATTAGCTATCAACCCTAATGGTTTTGAGTCTCGACATGCTACACACCGTACTCTTAGTGAGCCAAAGCTGACAAAAATAGAGTTAGTAATTGGTGGCAAGTACAACTTTAAAGGCCAACCAGAGCGATTAATCTACGTTGGCAATAACTTAAGTGGTAATGGTTATTGGCATCAGTTTGAAAAAGTTGATGAGCCTGGCAAAGTGTGGTCTGAAATGCAGGACAGTGATTTAGTCAATATTGAACAAACCAAAGAAGAACCAATACTTATCAAAAATTGGATAGAATTGGCCAAAGTTAAAGGCACGGGTGACTATGTTTTGGACATAACACCTGAAGATGGTAGTGGATGGATTAGACAAACCAATCCTGAAGATAGTAGTTTTCCTGAGTATTTGTCAACTCATACATTCTATGGCAGAAACCATGAATATAGCACTAAGGTGCTTCAGGAACACGGTTTCAATGTTGTATTAGCTAACTGGGATGATAAGTCATGTACTCAATAATGCCGGTTAAAAGAGCTAAGAAGCCTAATGGTTCAACCCATTATGATTGTCTTAAAAGAAAGTACTACCAAACACAAGGGATATTTAATAGTAAAGCTCTTGTTTGGGTAATGGGACAATGGCTTCCATCAAGTACAGTAACTGCTTCAATGTTGGAGCGTAACACAGAACGTTTTATGGCTGTTTGGAATACTAATGAATAAATTAATTGTAGTAGGTGATCAATCAGAGTTAATGAAAAATATATGCAGACAGCTAACCTCTAGTGGCTATGTTGCCGTTTTATACAAAGAAGAAGAGGGTTCTGTAAAAGGTGAGGTTATAGATCCTGCTGATATATTCTTATCTACTGAGGAGCCAAGAAGTACTACTGTGCCACCTTTAATGGCATTAGGTTATGGATTGGAGAGAACAGCAAGAGGAATGGCACTTCCTTATGGCAATAAACTTCGTGAAGAAGCGGAAAAGTTTATATTAAATGTAGACTATTCCGATCTTGAATCAAGAGTAGGGGGATTAGTTACCAATAAAGGTATGTACCCATTAGGTGCTGAACCTGATAAGTACCACCTAAGTAGACTGGTTGAATCATTCAATTTAACGAAAAGAAGACCAATAAAACCTTGTAAACGTCACTGTAAGTGCAGCACCTGTAAAGGTAATAAATTCACTGGATTTGAAAAGAAAGGGAGAAAGGTATGGTAAAAGTATCAAAGTATACAACTTTAATATCAGTTATAGGCGCAACTATGTCAATTTACAGTAGTTTTATGCCTTACAGCGCATTAAGTGTATCTATTGCATTAGCAGGCGCTGTACTGGCAGCATTCTCACTTGTAGTAGTATTTAAAGAATTCAATAGGAGCAATAAATCATGAAAGTATATTTAGTTGGCGGAGCACCAAGAGATGAAGCTATGGGTGAAATACCTGTAGATTTGGATTACGTTATTGTTGGTGCAACAGCTCTTGATATAGAAAAAATGTTAAGAGATGGCTATAAACAAGTAGGTAAAGACTTCCCAGTATACTTACATCCTGTAACCAAAGATGAGTATGCCTTAGCTAGAACAGAAAGATCTACTGGCGCAGGTACTGATGACTTTGATTGTTATCATGGCGAAGACGTTACCTTACTTCAGGACTTATCCCGTAGAGATTTAACTATTAATGCAATAGCTAAAGACCTTGAAACAGGAGAGCTTATTGACCCTTTTAACGGTATTAAAGATATCAAGAATAAAATCATACGCCATGTATCTGATGCCTTTGATGAAGACCCTGTACGTATCCTAAGAGCTTTTAGGTTTCAGTCTACGTTAAAAGGTGATTGGTCTATTGACCCACAAACCTTAATGAAAATAGACGATATGATTTCTTATGGCGATCTTAAAGGTGTAACCCCTGAAAGAGTATGGAAAGAAATGGAAAAAGCCTTAAGTGGTCATAGAGCAAGCATGTTCTTCGAAAACTTGGCAGATTCTGAACTGTTTCCTGAATTTGATGTTTTATGGTCAACACCCCAAAATAAAGAGCATCATCCAGAAGGTGATGTTGGTATTCATACTTCAATGGTTATGGACTATGCCGCTGAAAACTTTGGTTCTGTAGTTGCCTTTGCAGGTTTATGTCATGACTTTGGTAAGCCTATTTCATATAAAGAGAGTGCTAACGCTTTACAGCATGAAATAAAAGGTTTACCAGTTATTAGAGATTTCTGCAAAAAGTGGAAAGTACCTAATAACTATCGGGATTTGGCGCTAATGTCTTGTGAGTACCACACTAAAATTCATGGCTGTCTTGGTCGGGGTAGTAATGGAGCTATGCGACCTAAATCAATTATGAAGATGTTTACAGATACTAATGCACTAGATAAGAAATCTAGATTCTTACATTTCTTGGAAGTATGTGAATCTGACGCTAAAGGTAGAGGTGGTGACCTAGTAAACAAACCTTATCCACAAAAGGATTACATATGGGATTGTTTAGTAGCTGCAAAAGAATTAGATACTAAAACTATATCAGCTTGTATGTTAGCTGATGGCAAGTCCGGTCTATTAATAGGTGAAGCTATTAGAATAGCAAGAATTAATGCTATTAGAGGAGTAGTTAATGCCCACAGCAACAACCAGAAGAAACCATAGAGCACAAGCAGCTAAGGTATCTAGCTACAAACAAAAGCTTATTGCTAAAGGTGTAGTTGATGGTACAAGCAAAATGAATAGCTTACTGTGCAAATTTGCATCAAAACATTTTAGATAGGAAAAATTATGGTTAAGAAAATTGTAGTTGCAGTATTCGTTATTGATGATGAAGATGAAGATTCAAAACCAAAACATTATGAAAACGTTTCTATAGATGCTGATAATGCAAGTTCGGCACTGCCTCAAGTACAGCAATGGGTTAGTGAGAAAATTATCAGTGCAAAACTAAAATCAATCGGACTTTAAGGAAGTATTATGTTTTACAGAATTAGGCACAAAGAAGGTATTGGTTACTTTGTATTGTTAGGAGAGCAGAAGAGTTTCATGTTCTTTAAGTGGGTAGAGTGGAGTCGCTTAGTGTACTACAACAAGGCGGCTGTACTACTTGATAAGGATAGTACTTCTGCTGTATTAGACACTCTTGAAAAAGCCACTAAGATGATTGGAGAACATGCTACTTGGTCTGTTCTTGACAAAGCAGAGGGAACGACTGTGGACTACCCTCACCCAATAACCAAAGAAATAGCCCCTAAATAAGGAAAATTATGCATCCAAATTCCAGGTACAGATCTTATTCACTAAGCAGAAAAGTGAATGAAGAACTAAAACAGCGTGTGTCCAGACGTATTAGAGCAAGGAAAGAAAACATACCTTGTAACGTATCTTTTAATGAAATGATGAAGGAATTTAAATAATGGCCGAAAGAAACTTACTACACAGAAGCAAACTTGAAGAGTTTATTCAATATCTTGTCGATAATGGTTTTAGCCCTGTAAAGAGCAATGCTTCATTTGAGGTGTTACGTTGGAAAGTTAGAGGTAAACCAATGCCAATAATATTTGATGGTAAATCATCAGAACACTTTTCATGTAATGAGTCTTCAGTACCATACGTTATGGACTTTATTAATATGCCTAAAAGTAGTACAAAGCCTGGTGAAATCTCCAGTCTTAGAAGTCATGTAAAAGCTTTAACTGCAGTTAGTATCTTATTAGCTGCTGATAAGGATGTACTTCGATACTTGAAAGCGGAAGAACCAGAACTAATAAAAGATTTAATAACTAAGTTATTAAAGTAATAAAAGGTCAACACTTAATTGTGTTGGCCTTTATTTTTTTTTGGCAAACGCCAGATAAGCCAAACGGCTTAAGAGCAATTAAAAGAGAAGTATTATTATGGGATATTAGAAGCTATATGCTTTTGATATTTATTTTTTTCTTATCCTTTTTTATTTAAGGGAAGATAGAATAATTTTTTAATAGGAAAATAGTATGTTTATAGTTGGCGGTACATTTGATAATAACGGCGGTAAGCCTTCTCACATCGTAAGTGAGATGATGCGTATTCTTGAAATACACGGAATGAACGGTGGTGATGTAAGTGCATTAAACGCTGTTGATTTTAAGTATGCTAGTCCTCTTATTTGGATGCCAAACATCAGTAATGATGAAGATAAAATTTTACCTTCTTTAAAAGTAAAATATCCTCATATGCTTTTGGTCCAATCTAAAGTTGTTAGTAAAGGTAACTATACTGATGCAGATATAGTTGGTCGTTTGCTTAAATCTCATTCTCTTTTAGGTATTGTTATTGAGAAGAAACCTCGTGGTTATAAATTTAAAGTGTTGGACCCTTTAGGGAATATACACTGCTCAACGTATGATTTAGAGGTTCTTTGCCGAACTTTAAAGAATCGTACTGAGCAGATTAAAAAGATGACCAGAGTGGCCAGTAAGCGCATTGGACCGGTAAATGAGTTCACTATTGAAGATGATTTTATCAGCATAGTGCAAGGTCTAGGTGACCAGTTCGCTACCTTTGTTAATGCCATTAACCCTAATCGTTTACTTGGGAATGCATCTACTCGTTGTTCAGTCGGGTTCCCTGCTGTTAGAGATAATGAACGACTCTTCGTATCAAAACGGAATGTAGATAAACAGACCCTAAGCTCTGAAGATTTCGTTGAAGTTACCACTACCGAAGAAGGCGTTGAATTTTATGGTGACAATAAACCGTCAGTAGATACGCCAATTCAACTGCTGTTAATGTACTTCTACCCTAACATTAAATATATGGTCCATGGCCATGTCTATGTTAAGGGAGCACCAATGACGGAAAATAAAATTCCTTGTGGATTTTTAGATGAAGTCTCTGATGTGATGGCAGTAATTCCTGATTTAGAATCAAAAAATTTTGTAGTTAATCTACGTGGACACGGTTGTTTAATTGCTTGTAGCGACTTGAGTTACTTCGATGAAGTGGAACTTGAAGGTCGTCCATTCCCGGAGAAATAAATGTCACTTACTGCTAGCCAAATAAGGCACAGAAAATTAAAAGCTGACTCAGAAAAAATCCCTAAAATGGAATTGCAGATAGCTGAGATAAAAGAACGTATATCTGTTGTTCAAAACGCACTGCTACAGCTAAACCACTCTATTCATAAGCGTGTTCGTGATGATGATTGTATGGAAATATACGATAAGCTTTCCATATTTGGCAGTAATAATAAGTGGAAACACTAAATAAGGAAAAATTATGTCAACTTTAATAGAAAATCAAATATCTCACAGCATTAAAATTGCTAAACAGGTTCTTCTTACAAAATACACTAAAGAAGGATTTATTGCTGAAGCTGCCTATAACGCTGAAAAGACACGACTAAATTTTTGTCGTGGACAAATTTTCGGTGGAATATCAGAAAGTCTTGGCGATAAAGCAATTGCAGCTTTTTCTGATACTGAAGATTACAAAGCTATAAAAGCTTTGGTGGAATTAAATGGTCTAGTATTTTCAATAGAAGAGTTTTCTAAAAATGATACATGGCACTTGTTTGCAGATACAAATTACTGCCATCTACTAGATCCTCGTGATAGTGGCTTTGACATTAATGGTCCTACTGGAGTACTAAAAGAAGCGTTAGCAACTAAAGTATTCTCTATTGCCATTGAGTGTAAAGTCCGTTGTAAGACCGTAGAGTTAAGAATGGAAACCAAAGTACATATTGACGTACCTTTTACTGAAGAACAGCTAGTAATTTTGCAAAGCACTCTGGATATTTACACTGAGTACGATGCTAAATTATCAGAATTTGCAAAGTCTAAAACAGATATTGCTGGTATTGATATTCACATGGAGAAAATTGAAGCTCAGCTATTACTGAAAGAACTAAGTTCTACAGAAGCTGGTAAAGATGTTCTTGCACTAACACAAAGTATTTTATCGGCTGATACCGATACTGAACTCCCTAAATTGATGGGATAGTAAGGAAAAAAGAAAAATTTTTTTATTGCGCCCGATAGACGGGTAAGCACCGCGAGATTCAACTACTCGCACAGAAACTGTTAGTTGTTTACTGGAGTACAAATCTCATGATCTAGTCTGTCCGTGATACCGGATATCTTAGAATCAAACGGCAAGATTGCCATTCGAAATTATCTACCTGTAAAAATTTATAACACTTCTTTTGGAGTGTTCGTGCAATATGTAACGACTACAAGTAACTACGGTATAAGCAACCCTCTTAGTGAAAGTAGCAATACAATATTCCATAATGACATTGAAATAACATCTTGATTGATGGGTGCGACTTGGCTGACTCTATACTTAGAGTAACAGAAGTCAATATTCCGTTGTTTATTCTACTCGGGTAATTCACTACTGCCTGTAACCCCTATGACGACTCAGAGAGTTCGAGGGCGGAATAAACAACGGAATATTAACCGCAGGAAAACATTATGATTAGTATAGAAGTTACCGAAAAAGATGGTAATAAGTCAAAAAAATTTGACATAAGTGAACCAACTCTTGAAGAAGCTTTTGACAACTATTTTAAAAATTACGTTAATCGCTATAAGTACTGCAGTGTTAATTACGTACTTAACGATCCCGAAACAAAAGCTGCATATGATGTTTGGTTTAGCGACATAAACAACTATGCCAAAAATGGCGGAGATATGTGGTAATGACAGAATCTGATATTGAACAGGAAGTAATTCGTAATCCAAGAATATGCATAATTGGTGGTTTAGGTTCATCTACTGAAGCTATAAGAGAATTACTTAAAGCTAAAAATATTGATTTAGTCGAGATACCTGAACAAGCCGATGCAACAGTTGAAGCAGGTTGGGTTGCAGAACATCTACCGCCAACAATAGTTATTGATCATTTAAGTATGATTGATAATATTCCTGATTGTACTAGTGCCGATTACGATGATGGTAAGCAACATTGGCGTGGCGGTAAACCCGGCCGTAAAGGTAAAATCAAATACGAAAGAAGGTAATAATGAAAACTACTCTTGATAAAATCAAAAATTACATAAAAGTGAACAAGTACTTTTTATTAGGTCTTGTGGTAGCAGCTATTATAGTTGCTTCAGGATTTAGTCATAAGATGTACAAGATTAATCAGTGCAACTCTACAGTAACAAAGTATGTAACAGCTGAGTTCAGTGAGACTACTTATGGTATGGACTTTGAGGGCAACCCAACATCTGATACATCTTATTGGTCTGAACCTGCAAGTGAAGTTAATTCAATATCAGTGTACGACTCAATGCCTGAATACCCTCCAATGCCTATTCATGATACATCGGCTAACAGAGACTCCGATTTTGATAACTTCAAATTTCATACAGATGCTAAAACTGATGTTTATGCTTCAATACCTGGAGAGACTACACATTTCAGTGTGGACATAAATAAAGCTGCAAGCTGCTTAAATAAGCTTGATGATGTGGCTATAGTGAAAACTTGGTACACAATAACTTATGGCAGTGACTTTTAACTGAGGTTTATATGAATAAAGCATTCAAACTAAAATCTATACTGATCACAAAAAAGAAGTTTAAGTGTGACGACTGTAAAGATAACCACTCACGTTGCTACTGTTTAGCAGCTTAAATTATAGGAAACCTTAATGAACAAAACAATTATAACAAGAGTAGCTACCGTTACTTGTATTCAGGCCAGCCGATGTGCATTAACAGGTAAAAAAATTTTTACACTTGAATGTGAATACCCTCGTGCTATTCATGCCCAACTACTAACACACAAAGTGTTTGGTAAAAACTCGAGTTCTACTCGTGCTGTTCCCTTAGAAGCAGCTATTAAACAAATTTTAGACAATCCTGCCAAAGTTATTTGGACAACAAACCAAGCCGGTATGCAAGGTGCTGTAGTAACAGACCAGCAACAGCTTGAAGGTGCTGACCGTTTAATGAACATGGCTAAAAACAACATGATTCAAATTGCTCGAAGCCTATCTTCAACACGCAGTTGGGGTCAAAACATCCATAAGCAAAATGCTGGTCGTTTACTTGAACCATTCCAGAATATCAAGATTGTTCTTACATCTACTGAATGGGAAAACTGGGATTGGTTACGTATCCACAAAGATGCTCAAGGTGAAATTGCCGATTTAGCTACTGCAATGAAAGAAGCTCGTGATACAGCTGAAATTATGGAGTTACAGCCTGGCGAATGGCATGTACCTTACGTTAAACGTGATCATGATGCAGATACAGGAGAAATAATTTACTACACGGATGACAGTGCTCAAGAGCTTACTGTTGAACAAGCTAAACTTATTTCTATGTCTGTTTGTGCTCAAACCTCATACCGTAAAGCTGATCACTCACTAGATAAAGCTATCAAAATGAAAGGTATGCTTGTAGATGGTCATAAAGTTCATGCAAGTCCATTTGAGCATCAAGCTACACCTATTCCTGCATTTGAATGGAATGCTACTTCTGAGTGGCCTGAAGGTGTAACTCACATGCGTAGAGATTACTCTTTCGGTTCTGGTAACCTTGTTGGTTGGATTCAACATCGTCAGCTTATCAAAAATCATGACGGTGCCAACATAACATAATACTAAATATTGATGGTGGTTCATCCAGTTCCACCTTTTAACTAACATGGTGGGTATATGAATGATTCTGAAATAGTAATAGGCGATACGATAAAAGTTATAGATAACGGTAAACAGTACACATGTTCGCGTGGATGGGCTAGGAACATTAAGCTGTCTAATTACGATCAGCGTGACATTCCTGAAGGGGTAGAAGGTGTTGTCACTTGGGCAGGACC